TGAACAGGTGATAAGACAAAAGAACCAGTTTGAGTGGATTCCGGTACTATTAAAACAGGAGAAACCTTATAAACGTTATGTAAAGCTGATTCGTGATAAGAATCCGATGACTAAGCAAGCCATTGGAGAAAGCGAGCGACTTGCTAAACGTGCCCTTAAGAAGAATTATGTTCCGCTGTACAGTGGGACTTACTTTCAGAGTAAGAGCGAAGGGGTGCCAAAATGGTATGCCAATCCTATGTATTGTGGTGATTTAGTGTTCGATAATAGCTCTAGAGAATAATCACTAGTGCCAGATTTGACAAACTAAATTCCTTTATAAACCAACCACTTAGTAAATTTATTGAAAAAGATGGTAGTATTCTGGGACTATGGGTAATGCTCTGTATATAGACCCTTTGAAAATTTCTTAGAAAATAAGTTTACTAAATATAACTTACTTAAATAATATTACTTTTAATCTCTGATAAAGGGTAAATAATATGACTTTAGAAGTATATAAATTCCTTTTTGTAAGCTGTTTAACTATCAGCGTTATAGGATTTATTATCCTTAGAAACAAAGCAGCAAGCTGGGAGAGAATGTATAAATCTCTAGTCCGAGTGGATGAGATGTATAATGAGAAAGTTAAAGTAACACTCAACGATCTTATTATGCAAGTTGAAGACAGAAACAAGCGTCTTCAGAATCTCAACCATGAAGTGTTGCGCCTTGCTCGTGCTAATGAAGATTTGCGAGTGGCTATTGCTAAGCAGCAGGAGATTAACAGTGATAATTGATATGAACAACGCCCCAAAGGTTTTAACTCTTGGGGATTTAGAATCAGGTGATGTGTTCCAGTTCCCTCTGAACTCGAGTAATTATTATATGTCCTCAAGTGCTTATAGCAAATCAGGAGATCAGAGAAAATATATTAACCTTTCAACTGGTGAGATTTATGGTGGTTTCACTCATGAAGTTGTTAAGAAAGTTAACGCTCGACTTACCAATAAGGTGGATTAACAGTGAAAGTCAATATTAAATCTGATCGTACCATGCTTCGCTTAAACAACATGAAGCCGGGGGTTCTGTTTGAATCTAAAGGGTTCCTTTATATCAGAACTGACACTCTATACGCAGAAAATTATGTGAACTGTGTTGATGTGATTACTGGAAAGCTCATGCCTATTAAACGGGATGAGGTCTGCCAAGTGCGTAGTGATCTCCACATAACCAACATAGAGGCTAAAGATGAAGATTGATCTTGAGATGAAAGCTAAAGAATTGCGTGTGGGTGATTTGAAACTTGGCGATGTGTTCCAAGTTAAGGCAACATGTATTGATTATTACATGATCGTTCAGTTATATACACCACATGTGTCAGAGACTGATCTTCGGAATGGTTGTGTAGTGCTTAGTTTAAGCACCAATCAAGTAATGAAGCTAGATTCAAACTTACCTGTTTCAGTTATCCATGATGCAGTAGTTACTAATCGGAAGTGAACATGAACATCGAAAAGAAGGTTGTTGACGAGGCTGTTCAGTTACGATCTCTTGAAACACATGATGTATTTGTGTGGGGAGGTAGTCTCTTTCAGAAATCTGCTTATGCTGTAGAGGGCGGGGTTCGTTGTTTTAATATCTTCAACAATGAGATGCAAATCCTACCTAACTTCGCTCATGTGAATAAACTCATCCACCTTTCTATTTATCAATAAGGGCAATTAGATGGAAATTAAAGTAGTCGATTATCCTAAATATGCAAATGCAGAAGACGTTAAGGGTGGTGATGTTTTCTCTTACGATAGACGTTTCTGGCTGATGCTAGAAGATAAAACTCCTGATGGTCTGTGTAAAGCTGCTAACTTGAACAGTGGTTATGTTGAAGTCTTTGGTCTATCAACAACTGTTATGCCACGTCCTGATCTGTGTTTATCTCAAAAGTAACACCGACTTATAGCCCTTGTGTTTATCAGAGGGCTATGTGAGGGTGTTCCTCATTAACTTATTAATTCAGGCATATGCCACACCGCTAGGGAGAGCTTGCTCGAACATCCGGTGTTAGACTAAAACCTGTCAATTTTCGAAAAACTTTCTGATATGTAGGGGTACGTATCGGTTTGGGATTCAGGAGACTTCCTAGGGGTAGGGAGTCTTCACCAGTTTGTAGAGTAGATGACTCTGTTGTAAGAGTCATCCGCTGTATCAACTGGCAATAATGCCTCCACTAACAAAGAGAGATAGGTATGAAAGTATCAACCAAACGTATGAACCGCCCTGAACGTATGGATGCAGTAGCTAACGGTGCTCTGAAACTGGAAGGCTTCTGGGTTCATGCAATGTCAGCCATCCGTAATAAGCAAGGTAATTGGACCTATGCCGGTTAAAACAGCCCATGTAATAGGTATGCGAGAGATCATTCGCATTGCCTTGATGGAACACACTGATCGCAACATGCAACTAACTCAAATCTCTAAGTGTCTTAACTGTTCAAGAGATGTGGCTAAGGAGCTAATGTTCGCATTCCTTTATAATGCAGAAGACGAAATGCTACAGAATCATCTGATTCGTGGTGTGAGTCAATGAGGGATGTTTCGTGGTAACTAACAAAGAGCAAAAAGCGATCTGTCGTTGTGCCCCTTTCTTCTTTGCAGAAGACGGGGACGTGTTCAGTAAGCTTGCACAAGAGTTAGGTTGTTCTCGAACTGGTGCTAAGGTAGTCTTTCATAAGTGGCTCATTTCTTCTGACTCTTATGTGGCTATGAAACTTCGAGAGCTGCAAATACATACTCTTTGAATAAATAAAAGGCTGCCCGATCGGGTGGCCTTTGTTGTTTTAATTAAGGGACAACTCTTACTTAAACTAACAAGAGGTGCTTATATGAGACGCATAGTTAAAAGTTGGGAAACTAAATCGGGTCTTCGTGCTGTGATTATGCACATGAACAATTCCCACTTATGTGGGTATGTAGAGTTACCAGATAGTTTGAAACATAAAAACTTCACCGGATATAACGGAGAGGAAAAGGTTGTTTGTTATGTGGACGTTCATGGTGGCGTCACATGGCAAGATACCCTTGAAGAGATGGGTGGTTTGGATACAATCGGATTTGATTGTGCCCATGCAGGTGATAAGACACGGTTCAATCCTAACGGGGTTCCAAGAACAGAAGCGTTCTGCATCAACGAGTGCGAACAAATGGCTGAACAACTGAGAGATCTTGAATCAAATGTCTAAGCAAACAATCAAGAATACACAAGCTGGTTACTCTTATGTTAACTCTCCTTGCTGTGGTGCTCGTGTCAATCTGGTTAAAGAAGAGGTTCATATCGTCCAGCGTGGCGCTACTGTTGTTCGTTCATGCTGTGTCTGTGGTAATGACATTTTTATCAAAGGTAAAGTATGATTATCGTCCACTCTGAACCTAAAGATAATACTTTTGGTAGTCTACGTAATGGTGATGTATTCTCTCTAGAAATAGACGGGGATACAAAACCTCCTTTATATATGAAGGTTATGCACAGACATGCTATCTGTATAAAGAATCCTGAAACAAGATTTACATTTGATAGAACTTGCCCTGTCAAATACTATCAAGCTACCCTAAATGTTAGGAGAGTAGGATGAAAAACTTCCAAGCTGCACCAATCACTAAAGTGATCGAAGTTGATGATGTGATTATGACTGTTCCTCTGAACACTCGTTACATTGCAATTGACAAGATGGGTTATGTATGGGCTTGGAAGATTAAGCCTAGCTATAACGCATTGTTTGATGAGTTTGTTTGTACTGGTACTTACAGTCCTACATTCTTAGGTTTGTTTGGAGAGTTTGAAGGTCGGTATAAAATCATCACACTCCCTGCTTGTGCTTGAGGTTAACATGAATGAGGTGTGTACTGGATGGGACTTGATTAGATTCGCTGCTGCATGTTTTTGCTTTGGTATTATATTCAGTATGTGTATGCATGGAATCTTCGGTAAATAGTTGAGGTTAACTATGTTCAAGTGGCTAAAGCGTGTCTTTCATTGTCATGATTGGAAGATTATTAATACTCGCCCTCTGGTCTATACAGATTCAGATGGAAACAATGACAAGGGCACACGTTACATTATCCAGTGTAAGGTGTGTGGTGAAGTCAGTCATCGTGATGTAATCTAAGGGGTGTTATGTTCTTCCGTAAGAAAAAGCCCGAAGATTCTGAGTGTAAACATGAGTGGGTGATCACTGAGAATCTTCAAATCACTCACGCTAAAGACACTCCAGTCGAGAGAAAAGAATCTCGTGTATCTCGTATCTGTAAACGCTGTTTGAAAATAGAGCAGCATAAAGTTCCCGGTCATATAGGTCATGATGTGGCCTTGCGTATCTTCAGTTAAACAAATCCAGAGGTTAATGTGAAACAAAAGCATTTTATCATCTCAACCTTATTACTAATGACAACCATTGGTATCATCTCTGTTAATAGTGCAGAGATTGGAGTTAAGTATCAGAGTGTTCAGCAATGCACTCTTAAAGAGCATAGCTTAACTGGTATCAAAGAATCTCATGGTATGGTAAGAGATGGGCTTCTGTTTGTAGAAACAACTTCTGGTAGTCGTGTCATGGCTACTGATGGCAAAGAAACAAAGTATGCCTACTTCCCTGATACAACAGGCTACTACACTTTTGAAGAGAAGGATTGTAAGAAGTCTTTCTCTTTATAAAAGAATCAAGTCCCTATAGTTAAAAGGATATAACAGATTTCTTCTAAAAATCCATTCTAGGTTCGAGTCCTAGTGGGGACGCCAAATCAAATAGGAGGTGGTTATGAGTTGGGGTGGTGTAATATCCTTAATCTGTATCTTCCTTATCTGTGTGGCCCTTACAGGCTGCGTACAGAGCCGTCCTGATGGATGGTGTGCAGTAGCAGTGGATGGTATTTGTGTATCTCGCTGGCATAAAGGTGAGAAGGTTCCTTCTGGTGAGATTGATATGCGCTGGAACGGAGCAACCTGCTCTAATGCTAACCCTTCTATCAACGAAGAGAAGTCTACACCAGACAATGTTGTGATTGATACAGCGTTGTGGTGTGGTGGCTCTACGATTACAACCGGTAAGGAGTGGTAATATGACTATTGAAGAACTCATCAGAACTCTTGAAATTCTATCTGTTGATTGTGGTCCAGAAGCTATTGTCTATATTGAAGGTCTTTCAGGAAACGAATATCCTGTAAAAGAGGTTATTCTCTGTGCAACAGGTAAACTTTCATCCGTAACCTTACTACGCTGAGGTGAGTATGACAGCTCATTATTGGAATACAAAGAAGCTTCTTGAAGAGATGGCTGGGGGTAGTAGAGTACAGCTAATCTCTATGCTTCGAATGGATGCTCGCTCTTTACGCTTTCAAGTAAAGATTGGTAACTTCAGTGATGGTCTTTATTATACCTTGAAGGAAAGGATTAAGAAGACTCACTTCATCATGTATGGACTCAAACCGAGAACGTACGTTAACTACATGTATTGGGATACATGCTACGATAATTGAGGATATCATGAAACTAGTTTCTAAACAATACCTTCAAACTGTTGATCTATCTTCACTACCTAATGGAAGTGTTTTTGGTCACGATAATCATTTCTGGATTAAAACAGACTACTTGAACGATGGGTATATCACCTGTGTCAATCTTTGGAATGGTTCAGTGGATGGATATCGTCCTAACGCAAAGGTTATACCTCAGCCTGATGCAAAGGTTGTAGGTTTGGCTTACTGAGGAGTTCATATGAGCTGTTATGGTGGCGGTGAAGTATATGATGACGATGACATGGAATCCAATGGTACATGCCCTGACTGTGGGTGTGAAACGTTTGATGGCGTGTCAGTATATCCTGCCTGTAGTTATTCACCAGTGATCTGTAAAACATGTGGAGATCAGCCTTGTGATCAATCTTGTTAAGAGGTTTTATGACTGAAGAGTTTTTAAAATGGTTTGGTGATACCTTCAAAGAATACCTATTCTCTCCAGAAGATTTTGAAGAGCTGAAAACCTACACTTGGTTGGCTTGGAGAGATAGCCGACGAGAGATGAATAAGTAATATTAAGGGGTGGCTATGGAGCGAAGAGAGTTCAGAGGTTCTCCTATACGTCTAGCGATGGATGTTTCTGAGTGGCTTGGATGTGACAGACACTTCATCCTTCAATCATTTACCAGAGACAGAGACTGGAGCAAGCCTCGTTACTTCGAACTGTATAACCAAAGACATGCAACATTAATCTGTACCACCTATAAAGGGTGACTATCGTGAAGGATTCTTACGAGAGTCCTTTGAGATAGGACTTCAGATCTCCTATCAAACTAACATTCATGTAACTAGCCCATAAGGGCGTTACCCTTTAATAACCCAGCCCACTAAGGGGGCGGGAGTTTAGTGCTGGATGAGCATAACGCTTATTCCTACAAAGGCAACCGATTGTTAGATCTTACATGCAAACTTAATTAATAGGATAAGGGAGGATTCGTCCCCTCCCCCTATTTTATTGAATCTTTATCTAAGCAAGTCTTATATAAATGTTTAATTGGAGGATGTATGAAAGCTCGAAGAACTATATGGACTCCGATGCAGATTGAAAATCTTCGGAGATTAATCAAAGAGTACTCTGTTCAAGAGGTTGCTCAGATTATGAATGTAACGGAGAATGCAGTTAATACAGCTTGCACTAAGTTTGGTATATCAAGAGCTGCAATCCGAGTTAAGTGGTCTAAAGAAGAAGACCAGTTCCTTATCCGTAATGCTGGGTTCATGTCTATTCAGAGAATGGCTGACATGCTCGGTAGAAGCTATGCTGCTGTACAGAACAGGGCATGTATGCACCTCAACATTAGCCTCAAACTTAAATAGGAATCAAGATGAAGATTACTCACAAGAAAGAAGAAGTGACCACGGTTGATCTCAACTCACTTCCCAGCGGGACCGTGTTTAGGTTCCCTGATAATACAACCCTGTATGTTAAGGGATCTGTATCTGAAAGCCCAAATGTCACCATCAACTCTGATCGAGCAATCACCCTTCGTCTATCCGATGGTAACGTAACAGCACCTTCTATTTGGTGTCGAGTTATTCCTGTGTCAGCAGAACTTTTGGTGGATAACACATAATGAAGATCATCCCAAAGAAAAAGGATAATACGGTACGGTTGGAAACGATCATTCCCGGAAACCCTTTCGTAGTTCAGATAGGAAGTGCCTCTCCTCAGTATTACATGAGGGTTGAAAATGCTTCTGGTAACATCCGTATAGCCAGTGGTTGGGTTCCTGTGGTAAACCTTTCCACAGGTGTGCTATCTGTTAAAGGTCTTGACGATCAGGTCGAGATGATTCGCATGTCAGTGGTTCAGGAGTAGGTATGAGCATTATTAATATTAAGGTTCGTCACAAAGAAGAAAAGAAACTCTTTGTTAAAGACTTATCAATCGCTGATATTTTTACTTTAAAAGAAGATGATAATCAGGTCATTTATTTGATGATGACTGTATCTGGTGGGTACCGAAGGGCTGTTTGTTTGGGTACTGGTGTACCTCGTCCTGTTGCTGATACTCTCGAAGTTGGTGAGAAGTTTGCCAAAGCAGAGATCATCTTAACTCCAATGTAAGGGTAAGTAAGTGAAAACAAAAGCATATTCTTATGACGATATGATCAACCAGAAAGGTTTCGGTCAACGCCAGCCTGACGGTTCAATTATCTGGTTCGTAAACGGACAGAAAAAGGTAGCTAAATAAGCCCTCTTCTCTCCTCCTTTTAGTACTATGACGCCTCTCTGTGGGCGGCCCAATTTGCGTAGGGAATTCCCTCTACGCAGCCATAATTTTTAAGGAATTTCCCCTATGTCTAAAGTAAGCGCAATTGATGCAATCCGTCAACCGTTCCAGTTCCAATCTAAATCAACCCAAACCTTCAGTGAGCCTAAGCAAATTCGCTTGGGTGGCACAGAGAAGACTGTGTTTGATCTGGCTAAAAACAAGAGCGTTACCGTAGTTGATGGTGGTACTCTGGTTAACGTTTCCCATCGTATCCGCACTGGCAAAACTGCCAAAGATCGTGCCAAGAAAGGTGAGTGATGATCAAGGTTAACAAGAACGGCTGGTTGCACAAATTCAACAAAGCCATGTCAAGCCTACCCAATTATCATTGGGACAACATGACCAACTTCTGTGAATACTTCTGGCGAACAGTGCAAAACTTTGCTATATTAATAGTGCTATCCGCTATGGTATATGTAGCGTTAAGCCTTATTGGTGGTGCACTGCTAGGACATGATACAGCAGGTACGTTTGTATGGTGGACTTGGTTTGCTGCTCCTATGGTTGGTTTAGGTGCTGCTGGAAGCCTAGTCGGTTTCATAATTGGTACAACGTGGCTTTCAACTAAGGCGCGGGATAAATTCCTAGATCGCCGAGATAGCACATACGAAATTCGTGCCGAAAAGAAACGACTTAAAAAGCAACGTCGTGATTCGAACTGGATTGTTGTGATGTATCGCAGCAAGAAAGAGAAGTACTGCCCTTCAGTTAAGATAGAGTAACATCTATAGCCTTCTTCGGAGGGCTATATGAGTTATTCTGACTCAACTAACCTAATCTTAATATATTTCCCGTATGGGGCCGATGCTAGGGCGAGGAATACTCCTCAAACATCCGTCGGATAGATATTTTAAGAGCAGGTTATCCACAGATATTGGGTAATATCTTTTTGGATTTAAAGCTTGACTCTTTTCGGAGAGTCCTTTTTTAAATTCAATGAGAGGAAATATGTCTAAATTAGATTTAAAACTGCTAGCAGCAGCGATAGTGATTTGTGCACTAGCACTGGTAACGCAGAGAACATCTGGATTTATTCAGTGTTTCTTTTCTGGGCAATCCACTTATCAGTGGGTTATTGACGAGTGTAAACAACAGGAGTAAGTATGAATACACGTCCCATTAAGGGCAACGTTAATATTGAAACTCTGAACAAGGTTGCATCAAATCTCGGTGGAATGTCCAACGAGGATCTTGAGCAAGAACTTGCTTGGATTGCAAATGGTATCAAAGTTGCTAAAGGTAAGATTGCTCGTGAGCAAAGCAACATGAAAGCTCACAAGTATATCATCCGTCGTGCAAATACGTTACCAGAGCGGGTTGTACATCTTGCCCGTAAAAACTACGCAGATGCAAAGAAAGCTATGGAAGAAGCTACTTTCCAGAAGCACCAATTTATGAACAACTACAGAAACTTCCGAGATATTCTTTATATCCGTAAGTCAATTGAGTTGATTAAAAACCAATAGAGGTTGGTATAATGTTTCCAGTAACATTAGAAGATACTGAAGGTAATGTTTTAACGGTCCACCCTCCTTGTTATGGGTTCCTTCAGCTTCGCAACTATAATGGTGGCGTTGATGAAGATGATTACGAAGATGAATACTTCGACCCTAACATGTATGAGGCAACTCATGGATGGAATATGCACGTTCGAGTGTGGCATGAAGAAGCTAACGTTCGTAGTGCTGATGGGGAAGAGTTCCTGTTAAGCCGAGAGATGGATATGTGTAAAATCAAGCATATCTGGAACTCCGGAACTCACATGAAGATGTTAGGTTTTAGACGATGGCGTGATGAAAAACCTGTATCCGCAGATTTATGTTGGGGTGCAATTGATCACGAAGGCGAGCTTAAAAATAACATTGAGCACTGGAATGATAAAAACCCTGAGTATCAAACCTCACCTCGTGCTGTACTGGAAGCTATGGAAGCATTTGTGGACAAAGATCGTCCCTCCTGTTTACGCTGGCACGAAAAAGGTTTTATGGGTGTAGCAACTGAGAATGTTCCTGCTGATCGTTGTCTGTTCTATTTAATGTTAGATCGAACCTTCTATTGTGATGATGAAGAGAGTCAAGTTGAAACCTTCCTTCATAAATGGTTGGTTGAAGGCTGGACAATTCTTCAGGCTTACGTTTACTCACGAATGGTTAGCACTTACACTAACCTCTTGGGTGAAACGAAAGCTACTCTTGTTGGTAATGATTGGGATGCTTGTATCTTCCCAGCGTCGTTGTTTACGGTTGGTATGGCTGATAAATATGCTGAAGCATTTCAAGTGCCTTGGCGTCAACAGTCATACAGAGATGGATGTGGTCACTTCCGTGATGAAGACTTTAAGTGGATTCATTACGAGAATGATGAAACAGCAGAATTACGAGTTAATAACTCGATGTTCTTGCCGGTGATGCACCCTGATTTAGTAGAGAATGAATCAGAAATCCTGAAATGTGACAACCTTCTGATTAACTTTACCCGTCGCGTATCTAAAGATGAGAGAACAGCTAATAGTCTAATCTACGGCATCCGTGCTGAGACTAAAGATCTGTTCAACATTTATAACATTGTTCAGCGATTTAGTAGTGGAACTATGGACCAAAGTTCAGTGTATTCAGTGATTCCATCCTCTGAGTGGGATGGTATTATGAGCGGATTATTTTTAGGAAAATAAAAGGTTAGTTATGTCAATCTCCACAACGATCGTACCTCTGAATCTTCAACAAGATTTAGGGGAACAGAAGTTCTTAGGTCGTGGGTGCTTCGGTATCCACAACTATATGCAAGGCCAGTGTGTAAATGATATTAATGGTGAAGTTATCACTGAAGAGGGGCGTTATAGACGCTTCAACCGTGATATCAACTTGCAATTGGAGATGTTGAATTACTGGACTCACTCTTTTCACGGTCATGTTCCATCTGAAATTGAAAAGAACTTGGTTGAAACAGCAGACATTATGAACTCTATGTCTTGCTATCGTGATGTATTTACAATCACTTCAGCGAATAGTGTAGCTGTCAACCTCCGTGAGCATCCAGCAGATCAGATCTTCACAGGACTTATGCTCTTCCGTAGCATTCTGGAAGGGCAGTATCGTGGAATGGATTTCCTAGCAGAAGGAATTGAAGACAGGGAAGAGTGGCTGAAGCGTAAACGAATCGGAATCGCTCTAGTGTTAGCTGGGTTGGGTCGTGACTTCTTCGGTGGGTGGTCTCAACGAGGAAGAGCTAATGGGAGTAGCGAGAGCACCTCTATTGTTGTTAATAACGATATGTCAGCAGCAGCATTCCTTCCTTTGGTTGTAGACTCTGATGAATACACGAAACAAGTATGGGTTCAAAACCCCTTCGGTGTTGGTGACAACGAGAATGGTTATGTTCGTAACCATAGTCAAGAAGCCTTACGAAGATTTGCTCGTGCTAAAGATCAAGACCCGGACGAGTATGAAACAATGTCAGAGTGGTTAAGACTCTGGTCCAACTGTCATGGTCACAAACGTGAAGCAATAGACAATAAGTTGGAAAACATTACAGTACAAAACTTTACAGCCCGACTGATTCAGCGTACTGGCCCAAGCTCTGGCCTTACTACTGAAGAAGTTGGTAACACAATCTCATCTCTCTTTTCTGAACTAGTGGAGTATTACAATGACTAAGCGCAAATTCCTTATTGGGAGTGATCCCGAGATGTTCGTTCGTACCAGCAATGGCATCATCACCTCTGTAGCTGGTCTGTTAGGTTGTTCTAAGGACGATAAGATCACTCTGGCTAAGGATGTTCGTCTTCAAGAGGACAACGTACTGGCTGAGTTTGATATCGACCCACAGAGCGGCTTTGACGCGTTTAACGATAACATGCAACGTGGTATCGATCTCACCAACAATGTCCTGAACAAACTGGACATGGAAACATCTCCGGGTGTTAGCTCTCACATCTTCACTGAAGAAGAGATGAAGACTTTCAATGAATCAGCGTTCATCTTCGGATGTACTCCTGATTTCAACGCTTTCACTGGTCAGAAGAATCCATCCCCGACTTCTCAGAATAAGGGACTTCGTACTGCCGGTGGTCACGTACATCTTGGCGTAGTTGGTGCTTTGGATATCACCCTGCAAACTCAGATGATGTTGGGTGTGCTGTGTGACTACTTCCTGTCCCTTCCAGCAGTTATTATGGATAAAGATACTCGCCGTAAAGAACTCTACGGTAAAGCATCTGCAATCCGTTATAAAGATTATGGTATTGAATATCGTTCACTGTCTAACTTCTGGATTAGTGATCGTGAAAATCGTAAGTTTGTTTATGATCAGGTTGACAAAGTTGTTCAGCAGTGTGATATGTCCACTCTGATGGCATTACACTCTCGCCTTCCGATTGAGAAGCTTCATGAAATCATTAACGGCAACAACGTTAAAGAAGCGGACCAGCAGATCAAACTCCTTCAGGTAGCATAAGAGGTTATCGTGAGCTTAGTAGCTGATTTTTCTCATTACTATAATGGTACATGGATTGCTAAACGAGCAGGTAATATCAACCTTCCGTGTTTTGTGATTGGTGTTGAGCAGAGCGGTAACTTCCGCAGTGATGACTTCTCTCACGAAGCAGAACAGGCTCTATACTTTGTTGTAGAGCAGTGGTACAAGAACGAGCAAGGGAATCTTCGAAACACTACAATGAATATTCCAGTGTTCGACCCAACCTTGATTCTTGAATCACCTGATGTTGGTTATCTGTTCCATAACGGTAACACTGTAAGCTGGACTCATATTAACCCTGTTCGTCAGAGAGCAAAGGGTTTGATGGGTAACAAGATTCGAAATGCTCCGGGTGTTGGTCGTGCTATCTCCGGGGAGATGGTTTACAGTCTGTTCAATCCTGAATTCGAAGGATTGGTCACTCGTTATATTTACATCAACCCTACTGATGGTAAGGTGCATTATAAAGGTGCACTGGTAGGACAAGTAGATCTGGAAGCGCCTCGTGACTCTTACGGTCAGCAACCGATGCGACTTCTGGAACACTTTCATCACATTTCTGAAAACCTTAGCAATTACAATATTACGTTGGTGGATTCGTTATGACAACTGTAGCGCAAACTTTTGGATATCGAGAAGGTCGTTTAACTGAGGCGCATAGTTCAATTGCACTTCAGTGCGGTGTCGGTATTGAACTTGAACTCGAAGGTTCCGATCATATCGAAGCAGATATGTGGGATTGTACAGAGGATGGTTCCCTGCGTAATGGTTGTGAAATGGTATGTTCACGACCTTACAACGGACAGGAGTTGTTAGACGCTATCAACAACCTGAGTGAAGCAGTAGCTGAATCGCACGCCGAGGGGACTTGGCGTTGCTCTACTCACGTTCATATGGATATGAGGGATGCTGATAGTAATATCCTCAAGAAAACCATTCTCGCTTGGACCTTCTATGAAAAGATGTTGTTCAAGTGTTCAGGCTACCATCGTTACCGTAGCAACTTCTGCCCTGCTTTCGCAGTGGTACAAGCACAGGTAATGAATGCCTCTGACGCATTTAACTACGACGATGAAGAGTTCTTCAACCGTCTGGTTCGTTCATGGGATAAATATACATCTCTGAACCTTCTGCCACTTGCCCAATACGGTTCGATCGAGTTCCGTATCAGTGAGCCTAAGTGGAAACGTGGTCAACTTCTCAATCTGGTTAACCGCTTCTTGATGTTGAAGAAGCTTGCATTAGATAACGCAGAGATGAGCAATGATCAGTTTATTGAGCATTTAAATACTGTACGATTTGCCCCAATGCTTCCTTACCTTCCTCTGGATTACAATCTGGACGAATCGGATTTGCATTCAGGGTATTGTATGGCCCGTGATGTTTTGTATTGTCGTTCTCATGAAGTAGAGCAGTCTGGTCGTATTCGTTTACGTCGAACCAACTCCAACGGAGAAGTTCTTGTTGACCTACGTCTTATCACAGACTTCTATGGATTCCTTGGATATGTTCGAGGGAACGCTAATAACTTGTACCAAGAGATTCTGGTTATGCTTCGTACAACTGATCTATCTACTGTACGATCTGCACCAGAGCAACGTATCCGTGCTATTTTTGACTTGCTACGTGAGTCAGGCCACAGTGATAACAACATCACAGGGTACATTCCAGATCATCTGGAAAATCAGTTAGAGCAAGCGCTGTAATCAATGGGTGCCTCTGACAAAGGGGCACAATTTAAAGGTTAATTAGATGAAAGGGTTTACCCTTCAGGTGGATTAGAAAATTTGTGGCATCGTATTAGCTGGCGGTAATCTGTCAAGCACTGATTTAGACGTATTTAACCAACTCTTTTATGCTGGGGTATTCCGAGGGCAACATTCCTCTGGTATCTTTGGTCAGCGTAAGAGCACTAAGGAAGTCTTCACTTATAAAGAGGCACTTCCTTCTTTCGCATTCATCCTTCAAGATGAGTACAAGAAACACACCACTGGTGAAACAGCTTACACTGTAGCGCCTTCATGGATTGTTGGTCACAGCCGTCATGCAACGAAAGGTGCAGTTAACGCCAAGAACGCCCATCCTTTCCAACATGGTAACATCACTCTGGTTCATAATGGAACCTTGATGGACCAAGATCTGTTACCTGACAGCAAAAACTTCGAGGTAGACAGTGAGAACATCTGCCACTCTATTAACACTATTGGTGCAGCAGAGACTATTCAAAAGCTGGATGGTGCTTTCACCTTAATCTGGCATGATGCTTCTGATAACCGCCTTCATATCATCCGTAATGAAGAGCGTCCTTTCCATCTCGCACGTTGTAACAGAGATTGGTTTGGTGCTTCTGAAGAAGACATGTTGATGTGGATTCTGAAGCGTTCTAAGTCTCACAAAAACCGAATTGATGAGCACTTTGAATGTAAAGTTGGTACAGAATATATCTTTGATATGTCAAACAACAGTATGACTCTAGTTGAAGAGGTCGCCCACGAGCTTCCGGTTTTTACGGTAATCAATCGTTGGGGCAATTACTACTCGAACAACTACAGCCAAAGCAATTATCAAAGTTCCTCAAAAAGCAGTACAAGCAATCCTTACGACACGAAGCCGGGAGTGACAGCGGCAGACGTTCGTCGAAGAAACGCAGTGGTAAGTCAAAACAAAATCGCAAGCGATCGAAACATTGACATTCGCCGCGACATGACTGTGGAAATCACACCACATGAGTTTGTTCCTTATGCAACAGCTGGTGCTGTTCCTTCTCGTGGTAAGATGATTGGTTATATCTACGATGAGAAGTCTCAAGAGTATATTGAAGGCGATGTTCATAACGTAGACATTAAGGCTTATCAGGATGCCCTGAAAGACCCTAAAATCGTTTACCGTGGGACAGTATCCTGCATCTCCGAAGTTAATGCTATGGTTCGTTTAGTAATCACAGCAGGTCGTTTTGTTGACCCATCTCTGGAGAAAAAGGAGCCTGAGTCTACTACTGCTGACTTCGATGATGATATCCCTTTTGATATGAATGATAGTTTCGTCAACAAGAATGGCGTTACTATCACTCGTAAATTCTGGGAAGCACACTCTCATGGTGATTGCGGTGGTTGTGACAAACACATTGATTGGAAGGATGCACCTAAAGCAGTCTTCGCATATCAATGCTACTGGCACCCTGAATGTCTGGAAGGTTTGACTAAACCTAAAGATGAAGAAGAGGAGGAAACTCCTATTGGTGTTTGTGAAATCTGCGGTGAAGTTAAAACGGAGAATGAGTTCGATGAAGAACTTAGTCGTCTTCGTGGTGAAGATATCTGTAAAGTCTGCGCTGTAGATGTAAAGAAGAAGGTATCTAATGCTACGATCAAAGATGGTTATGTCTGGATTAAAGCAACAGATACAACAAACGCCCGTCGTCCTGAATTTGCTTTACGTGTAACTGAAGATATGATCGGTCGTATGACTGTATTACCTTCCTCAGCGAAACAGACAGGCATCACTCTGGAGGATGTTGTTGATGCTTATGTTGAGAAACGTAGCAACAGTATTTTTGCAATCTCAACTAAGCCAAAAAAGGAGGAACCTGCTGAGAAAGCAGGTGTGTTTCCTGAATCACGAACAGCTCTCCGCAAAACTGTTGTCAGCTTCGACGGAAACCGAAGCACTGACTTCACCAAAGCCATGTGGTCAACCCTCGGCTACTGCTCAGAGTGTTTTAAGCAGATTCCGTGGCGCGATGCTGAAAGTTGTACGCTTGGTTCTATGAATCAAGTTTATTGTAATTCTCCTAAATGTTCATTGAATAGAGGTTAAGTATGGAAATTCGTAAGATGATGCTGGATAACGTTGTAACTACTCGACGTATCCCGATGACGAGCACAGGATGTGACAACCTTCGTGCAATCCAGAAGTGGATGCAAGCTGGTATTGGTCAAGTACTTGAGACACAGGTTGAGGTTCCTTTCCCAACAGTGATCAATAACGTACTTGCTGATTATGTAAAAATCAAAGGCATTAAGGTAGAACCTCATGTCAAATCTGGTTCCTAAGAAACCAAAGATCACTCTCCTACAGTATTATATAGGAGTTCATATCGAATTAGTAACGGAGCAGCGAAAGCTGTATCCGTTCGCTTTCGGTCTGATTGATGCACCATCCGATGAAGTAGAGAACGACGCGTTCAACGACTACTTCGAAATTGAAGCTCAGATTCAAAAAACTCGTAACGAAATTCTTAAACTTAAAGGTATCTAACAATGACTACTCGTATCCGTGTTCTTCCTTATGGCCCTTCTGATTCAGTTCGTGAACTTACTTCTGCAATTAACACTAAGATTCAGGAACTCCGATTAAACGCTAACGTAATGTCTCTGGTATCAGAGGGTTCTCGTTATCGTTCTCGTGCTGGTGATATTGTTGTAAACTATGGCAACCGTCGTTATGATGCTTCTTTCTTCGGTGGTGCAACTGTACTGAACACTGTTGAATCCCTGAACCGAGCAGCTAACAAAGTTGCAGCATTTAACGCACTGCGTTTAGCTGAAGTCAAGACTGTTGAATACACCACTGATCGTGAATTAGCTCTGAACTGGAACCGGAATGAAATTGTTTATGAACGTGCAACCTTAACTGGTCACTCTGGGGAAGGTATTACTGTTCGTCTTACGCGAGAAGGTGTTGCGGATGCTCCTCTGTACACCAAAGGTATCCAAGGCCCACGTCGTGAATGGCGTGTTCATGTGTTTGAGGGTGTTATCACTTACGTTCAGAAGAAGATTCGTCGTAACGGTTATCGTGAACTGGAAAGCTATCGTGAAGATATTCGTAACCATCATACTGGTTGGGTTTATTCTAACTCCTTCACTGAAGCACCTCCTGATCAAGTTCTGATTCAAGCTCACAAAGCTGTATCTGCTCTGGGTTTGAACTTCGGTGCTGTTGACCTGATCAGTAAAGGAACTAACGCTTGGGTTCTGGAAGTCAATACAGCTCCGGGACTGACTGGAACAACTCTGGAAACCTATACTCACAATATTGTTGAGTTTGTTAAGAGCTTCTCTGGTGTTGATCCTGACTACCGCGTTGCTTACGAACTGCCTGTTGAAGAAGTGGAAGAAGAATTTGCTGAATCGGCAGATGACGAAAACTTTGCATTGGCAGCTGAGCCAGTTGCTGAAGAGTCTTCGGAGCCTGTTCCTGAAACAATGCAAGTTGAAGAACAAGGGTTAGAGATCAACCCGGTAACCCGTCGTAATCTGCGTCGTGGTTATTATATCGCTAACATCAAGCATCCTGAAAACGGTTCGACTGTAGCAAGTAACGTGATCTTGTTCTTCTGTGGTCGTAACTTCTACCGCTCTGGATGGAACGCACCAATTAGTGATCATCAGCTTGGTCGTGTGTTGCAGATTAATAGCCTTACCCTGAATGATGGCACTGTTGTAAACTACTAAGGATATATGGATATGTTTTCATTGGAAGATCTAGTACAAAATGGAATGATGGAACAAAAAGAGCCTCTTATTGTAGGCTCTCGTAAAGAGTTGCGTAAATTGTGCGAGGAGTGGGGTATTACTAATCAGCGAATGATTGGTAATCAATTCTCTGCAATTGTAACTTTCCTAAAACGTGGTGATAAGTACTCTATGGAATGTGTAGAACGAATCATCACTGAAGCACAACAAGATAAGGGAGTAACATATCTGTGAATAAGTATAAAGTTCTGTTTAAAGATACCAATGCCGCTGGTGAAATGCGAGCTATGGACCTCGATGCTGACATGTTTAACTTCTCTGATGGCAAAGTGGCCTTCTTTCAAGGAAGTGAAATTGTTGCAGTATTCGAAAGTGCAGCAATCTGCGGTGTGATTAAAATCTTTATTACAGAGTAATCTGCTTTAGCCTCTTCGAAAGAGGAGGCTAGTTCGGATAAACTGGAGGTTTTATGAAACATGAAAGATTGAGTAAAGCCATTGACTCTGTATGGGATGCTGGGTGTGTTATCTACCGAGAGCATCACTCATATGGACAAACCAGAATACTAATTCTTAATCCCTTCTGTGAACAGTTGGGGTTAGAAGTGTTTGTAACAGGAGCCACTGATCAGCAGTGTGCTTACATTGAAAACATCATGAAAGACTGGAAAGGTATTTAAAATGTCAGAAGTAATTTACGTAGCAACTTATGGTTCTCTTCGTCGTGGTCAAGCTAACTATCTAGTTAATGACCGAGCTGGTGCTAAGTCGATTGGTGAAGGTTGGACTGAAGACAACTTTGATCTGTTCCGTTATGGTGGTTCCTACTTCCCAAGCATCTCTCTCGCACACAGCAATAACAATAAGCCTGTTCGTGTAGAAGTGTTTGCTACTGACAAAGCAGGTCTGGAAGGTCCATATGATCGTCTGGAAGGTTACAACAAACGTAGCCCTGAAGACAGCTTCTATCAGCGTACTCAGATTGCTGTTAAGATGGACTCAGGTGAAACTGTGATCGCTTGGATTTATCATATCGACGAAGAACAAGATGTTCTGGTTGAATCTGGCGACTGGTCAGAGTATCTGAAAAGTGAATCTTGAGAAAAGACAGGCTCTTCGGAGACTTGAAGCCAAGTATTTAATGCTACGGTGCAAAATCAACCGACATGAACGTTTCGTTGAAGCTGCACAAACCAAAAACTTTGAATCATCAGTGGAGATGTTCAAGACCCAACTTTCTTTTTATAGGAAAGAACAGGAACAAGTGTGGGATGAAATTCGTTCGTTCTACTAAGCTCAAGGATTCCAAGGAGGAAGAGCATGTCAAAGATCATTTTGGGAGACACAGGTTGTAAGGAATGTATCTCTCATGGTCGTGATAAAACCCACAACCACATGATTCTCTTCCGTAACGAAGAGACAGGTGAGGAGTGGGGAAGTTGTAACCGTTGTGGGAATTACGAAGTGTTCGAAAAGGGCACTACACCTACTCCAAACGAGAAGAAAGAGTTATCCCCTGAAGAGTTGAGAGAAGTCTTAGATGATTGCTTGGAACTTCCTCAGGGTGAACTTACTCGACGTTTAATCCCTAAAGCTGTATCAGAGCGTTTTGAGTGTCGCATTGGTCTGAGTCAGACTGATGGGCAGACTCCAGACAGCTACTTCTTTCCTCGTGAACGTGATGGAAACATCGTTGGTTATGAGGTTAAGCTACTTGACAGTAAGAAGTTCTATTACGTCGGTAGTGTGAAAGAAGCAGACTTATTTGGTATGGCACAAGCTCAACGTGGAGATGTGTACAACAAGAAGCTCTTCATTTTTGAAGACCCGCTATCTTGTATGTCAGGTTTCCATGTCCTTACAGCTTTTACAAATGCAACAAATATTAAACCAGCATGTGTTTCTTTACCGTTCGGTGCAGGTTCAATCTCTTCTGTGTTGTCTCGTAATCGAGACTTCGTAAATGGTTTTGAGGAGGTTGTGCTCTGCATGGACAACGATGATGCAGGTGAGATAGCTTTAACAAAAGGTCGTTCTTTATTCCCTCATGTCAAGTTTGCTCGTATTCCTAAAGGAACTTTCCCATACAACGGTGTGGAGAAAGAGATTAAGGATGCGAATGATATGCTTCTGTCTGGTCGTGGTCAAGAGTTATTCAACATTCTCAAGTATTCAGCAAAGCGGGAATCTCCTGCTGGCGCTGTAACAATCTTTGATTGCCTTGATGATGCTCTGAAGAAAGCGGAGTGGGGTATCCCATATCCGTGGAAGACTCTGAATGAGATGACCTTCGGTATTCGATGGGGAGAGGTGGTAGCCATCGGTGGTGGTGTAGGTAGTGGTAAAACACTAATTGCTCACGAACTGGTTGCTCATCTGTGCTTAGAGCATGGTTTTAATGGGGGTGGCTTCTTCTTGGAAGAGAAGGTAGGCATGTCTGTTAAGAACATCGCTGGTAAGTCAGCATCAATTCCTTTCCACCGACCCGATGTTGAATATGATGAGGAGGATTTGCGTAATGAAGCACTTCGTTATGCAGACAAGTTCTTCTTGTATGACAACTTTGGGCAGAATGAATGGGAAGATATTAAACAGTGTATCCGTTTCTGGGTAGTTGAAAACCAGTGTAAGTTCATCATCCTTGATAACATTACCGCTCTGGTATCTCATTTAACACCTTCAGAGATTAACACTGAGATCAGTAAGATTGCTTCCGAGCTTGCTGGTATGTGTAAAGAGTTAGACTTTACCGCTTTCGTGCTATCTCACCTTAATGCTCCGGCAGGTGGTGCTCCTCACGAAGAAGGTGGACAGGTACGTGAAGTACAGTTCACTGGCTCTCGTTCTCTTATGCGTTGGTGTCAGTGTATCATTGGCTTTGAGCGTGATAAGCAAGCTGACGGCTTAGCTAAGAACCTCTCAGTCATTCGATTACTGAAAGAACGTAACTATGGTCAGACGGGTGTCTGTTATACTAAGTATATCAGCGAAACCGGTAGACTTGTAGAAAGGGAAGACTTTGAAGTTGATGAAGATAATCCATTCGTTTTGACTAACGGAGAGGATGCAGCTTCTCTCGTCAATCAAGCAGATGGAGCTTCACCGTGGTAAAGAAAAAGAAAGTGTTTGCATTTGATATCGAGAGTAATGCACTGTACGATGACATAACTAAAGTGTGGTGTATTTACATCTTCGATGTTGAAACTGGTGAAAGGTGGGGCTATCGGCCTCACCAAATTGAAGATGGGATTCGTAAACTTACAGAAGCTGATGTGCTCGTAGGTCATAATATTATTGACTTCGACCTTTGTGCTCTGAAGAAGATGTATCCCAATCTGATCGACTATCGTTTTAACGTCTTCGACACCTTGTGTCTTAGTCGATATCTTAAACCTGACCGTATTGGTGACAGTCCTGAGTATCCGAAAGGTGACCCTAGACATGGCCCAAGAGGTCATGGTTTGAAGCAATGGGGTGAGTTCTTAGAGGAACTTAAAGGAGACTACGGTGAGCAAGAGGAAGCATGGGATGCTTTCACTGAAGATATGTTTACTTACTGTGAACAGGACGTTAACTTAACCGTTAAGGTTTATAAATACTTGTGTGAACTCACGGGATTTGACCCTTACGACCCACCTTCATTATATTGGAAAATGTAAAATGATTGTTATCCCGATTAACCAAATTGAAGATAAGGTTGCTCAACAACCTGATATCACTGTTGGTCGTCACTTCATTGAACAGTTGATTAACAACAACTTGATTCCAGACGGCATTTGCCCTATCATTACTGGTGGGGCTGTTCGTGATGCCGTGCTTAATAACATAGCACCTCACGATATTGATATCTTCGTTGTCAGAGGACAGACGCCAGGGACTCAAAATACTTTCACTACAGTTGATCATTGGCAAGCTCTTGGACGAGAGATTGAAAGCAATGTGAAAGAGTGGCTTGAATCACAAGATATCGAGTATGCATCCCTTCTTGCTGAAGCTACAAACGAATCATATGCTGGGGGTTCTCAATTAACATTCACTGATATTATTGAGTTTCAGTGGAATGGAACCCGCATTCAATTCATGTTTAATTATCCTACTTCTATTGAAGAGGTATTGGATAATTTTCCTATGATGTGCCGTGGTGCGATGACTCTTGACAACCTATTCATGACTCCTCATGGATATTTAGCTATGACCGCTCCTTGCCCTGTGGTTGTTTCTAGTCGTGAAATCAGATACGTTCACAAAAAGTGGCCTAATTCACAAGTGTTAAGATTCTCAGCTCCATCTGTTGCATATCAATATATGGCCCACTCTCGATACCTCCCTACACCTCAACCGATTAATCATCTGGTCGATGAACGGGGTCAGGTTACTTATGTTGAGGATACGACAAGTCCCTCGTATTGTGTTGACCGAGACATGAGTCTATTCTTTGGTATACCTTACGAAGAGATTCAGTTAATGTCAAGTCTTCATGGCTCTAGCCGAATTCATGCGTATTGGTCTGAAGGGTTAACAAACTTAACAACTAATACAGGAGGAGATCTCCTTGGTCGAGAAGATGAACCTAATCGGCACAATGCAGTTGAAGGGGTGTTTGTAGCCCCTGCAAGACGTCGAGCAAACGAAGCACGAAATCTAAGCTCTACTCGTAGAACATCTTTTGAAGAAGCTCTTGGTGTTACTGGCGATTCATTTGAGCAGTGGTTGTCTAGACGTTCTAATGGTCAATCAAATGGTTTGACTGTTAGCCGTCACCAGTTCTCTGGTCAGAGTTTCAACGCACCTGTTAGGGCTGTATGGACTGATGAAGACGTGGCCCAAGATGTGGTTGATAATCTCGCCGATCTTAATATCCCTTCTCATGGTGAATTAGCTGAGACCGTCAGCCGCAGTCTCGCTGATCGCTTTGTTGCTGATAACCCTGAAGTATTGCAGCCTCAAACCCGTACAGTTCGGTTTGCCGATGAAGCGGGTCGTGGAATCTCTTTTGACATGGAAACAAATAACTAAGGAATAAGAATGAGTTTACTAGGAAGTGTTGAACTGCACGATGTAATTGACAATGGCTATCTGGATGCGGAGCATAAGTATGTTAACGCTGCTAGTGTGGATATCCGTATTGGTGATACTATCCTTGTTGAAGAACAGGCTGATGGCATCGTTGATATTGATGCGAAAGAAAATCTTCAGTGGAAGGAAGTAAAGATTCCTGAAGAGGGTTTGGTTATCACTCCGGGTCAGTTCTTCTTGGCTCACTCCATGGAGGAGTTTAATCTTCCAGATAATATCTCAAGCCTGTTTGTTCTTCGTTCATCTATGGCTCGTTGTGGTTTGAACCACCTACATGCTGGATGGGCTGATGCTGGATTTAATAGCAGTAAGCTGACGTTTGAATTCCACAACGTAACCAAGCATCATAGCTTACGAGTTCGTGCTGGTATGCGTGTTGGTCAGATGGTGATGTTTGAGCACTCTCATGCAGGGGAACATTCCTATGCAGTGAAGGGTCGTTATAATAACTCTGAAGGTGTTGTTGCATCTAAGGGTGTGTAAATGACTGAAGAAGAGTTCCAAGAACTGAAAGGTTTGACTACCGAGGTTCAATTAAAAGCTATGACATTTGGTCGAGCATGTCATCAATTTGATATATGCGTCGAAAGTAGTAAAGAAGCATGTAAGAGCTATATGGATAAGAAGCACCTTGAATGGGGTAAAGCCTCTAATGATCTTTATAACTTTATGAAGGGTTTAGTAAAATGAAAAAGTGGATTGTTCGTGTACATGATAACACGACTGGAGAGTTAGTAGCTGTAGATTTTGTTAATACTCGAGAACACGCCCGTAGGGTCAAAAACCAATACAAGTCTACTTTTAGACTCAATAAGGTTACAATAGGAAAAGCTATTGTGAATAACGAAGGTGCTCTTTTTGCCAACAGCAAGGTTTATTATTAATGAGACCAATCACTATGAGACAGTTTTGGTTAGCAAAGATTAAGTGGGCATCAGGTGGTATGACTATGACTGCACTTCCTACTCGTCAACAGGCTCGAGATTTTAAAAAGACTATGCTTACTGGTGACGTGGTCAATAGTATCAGTATCCATAAGGCCAAGGAGTATTCTTCTGGTCGTGTTTATATCAGCGGAAAGGTACATTACTAATGAAAAAGATGTGGGCGATTCGTGTTGTTTGGGATCTTGATCAACACACGAGAAAAGATAGCATCAAATTGTTTGACACTCGCAAAGAGGCTCGTATTGCTAAGAAACAGTTGAAGACTCTGGGCACAATAGTAAAAAGCGCTGATATACATCGCTGGTACGAAGACCCTAACTCGGGTTCTTTTATGTCTAAAGTAATTTATTACTGATTGGTAGTAGATATGGTAACTCTCAAATGTATATAGAGTACAATAAGAATTTGTATTTTACAGGAGAGAGTTATGTTAGATTTGAGTAAAGTGGCCCCGCCCACTGAAGAGATTACAAAATCCAAGGTGATGCAACAGTTTTATCATCGTGATATGCTTGGTCGCTTTATCAAGAATCGTGATGTTGTTGCTTGGTCTATTGGTAATCAGGGATATCTGTTGAAGGTTCTTCAGGTTACAGGTTCAACTGCTAAGCGAGTTAAGGTGTATGACCCTGAAATGGGGCGTTCTAAGTCAGTAGACCCGCAGAACTGCATCGTAATTACCCAGCAGGTAATGGATAATATTGCACGTAATGTTGCTAACTCAGTTGAACTTGATGGAGAAAACCCAAATGCATAAGAATGTCTTTGACTTACCCGAGATTGGTCGTGTCGAATACAATATGTTAGATCGGTCCGAGCTTTCAATCTCTCGCCTTGAAACAATGCAGGGTATGATTAGTGGAAACAGCCTAGAACACATCCTGAGCTGCTTACAAGCTAACATGGAACTCTTGCATATCAAAGCTAAAAACTACCATTGGAACGTCTCTGGTGCAGGATTTCAGGGTGTTCATGGTATGTTTGATGAGCTGGAAGATTACGCACGACAAGTAGGAGATCGTATTGCTGAACGTATGCGTTACCACTGTGTTAAAGTGGACGCCACAGCAGCCAATTATCTCTCCCATGCTTGGTTCTCAGAGGGTAATGCTGACCTAGATATGGACGGTATGCTCTCTGATATGTGCATGACCTTGATGTGTATTATTGAGAAGATGGATGAGTTTGATGGTGATTTAGCCACTTATCCAGTTGATCAGAGTATGCTTCAAGAAATTAATGAAGGTCTTGGCAAGTATTGCTACTTCGTCAAGAGCAACATGTCCCACTCAAGTGGCGATGTGTCTTACTAAAAACCTCCGCCCTGTCTCCTAACCCGAGGTGGGGCGAACTTATTTATAAGGATATAGATATATGTTATCAGCAATCGTATGGGGTATTTGGGCTGTCTTTATTGGTGGTGGTATCTATTGGGCTTCTGGCAAGCTTATTGAAGAAACCCCTGACAAGAAAGGTGAGATTCAAACAGCATCAACCATCATGGTTGTCGTAGCTGTTGTTATCCCATTCCTGCTTCACCTCCTGACTGCATAAGGGTTTGATATGATTTCACTGATTGTGTGGGCCGTGTGGTCGTTAATAATTGGTACTGTTATATATAAAGCTCGAAATTTAGCAATTAAAGAAAACCCATCAGAAGAGGATGTTAAAGCTATCAAGCTAGGCAGCGCTGTTCTTATTAATTTCGCTATAACATTACCTCTTATTATCATTCTTGCTATGCTGTAAGGAACCTGAAGAATGAAACTAAAACTCCCTGAAGAGTTGCAAGCACACGCCATTATTGTTAGTGGCTGTGTGATGGGTCTTGGTCAGACAAAGAAGATTGCTCATGACTTAGCAAAAGGTCAGTATAAATCTTTTATTGTTGTTCCTGCTACCCAACGTCATATCAACCTGTTTATTAACAAGGAATAGAATGTCTAAAGTGATTAAGTTTTATAGTGATCAGTGTGCTCCATGTAAAGCAATGGCTCCTACCTTTGAGAAGGTTGTTAAGGAGTTCGATGTAGAAGTAGAAGAGATTAACATCCTTGAAGGTGATGGTCGTGAACAAGCTGTTAAGTATGGTGTAAGAAGCATCCCTGCTTTCGTTGTACCTGACCGTAATAGTGGTGCACACTATAGTCTCTCTGGTATGCAGACCGAAGCAAACCTGAAAGCATTCTTAACTACTGCCCTAGGTGTTTGATTATGAAAAAATATTGGACGGTGGTATATTACCTCTACCAAGACCCGGCTATACCTGTTACAGAGCACTTTGCTACTCGTAAAGATGCTCGCCGTTTTAAGAAGGCTCTTAAGATGGCCCCAAAGATTTATAGTAAAGTAAGCTTACATAAATCAACATTGTCAGAGATGGGAACCTTAGTGGTTTATTATGTAAAAGAATATTAATAAGGAAATTCACGGATGAATGAACAATTACAAGCAACATTAATCGAAGCTATGGGAAGTGATCGTAGCGTAGTAAACGCAGCTCGAGTTTCCTTTGGCGTAACCCGTGAAGGTGATTTAAATGAACGTGATGAACGTCTCATCAACTTCCTCGCAAGAGAGAAGCATGTTACTCCATTCCGACACCCACAAGTCAGTTTCCGATGCAAAGCACCTATCGCAATTGCGAGACAGTTGGGCAAGCATCAGGTTGGATTCTCGTGGAACGAAATGTCCCGGCGGTATAAAGATGGAGCAGTTGAAGTCTTCATCCCTAAAGAGATTTTTGCGAGACCTTCGGACCTCCATGCAGGTTCAGGGGTTCAACTCATCGATGGAGAACGAGCTGAAGCATTAATGTTGATTAACGATGCATATGAAGCTTCTCTAGCAGCATATGACAAGTTGATTGAATTCGTTGCACCAGAACAAGCCCGATTTGTTCTTCCTCAGGGAATGATCACTGAGTGGGTGTGGACTGGTTCTTTGTATGGCTGGTTTGAGTTGTGTCGTCAGCGACTATCCTCCCATGCTCAGTATGAAGTTCGAGTGTTTGCTCAATCTCTGGATGAAGAGATGGCTAAACTCTACCCAATCTCGTGGGCAGCTCTGAAGAAAACTTTGGAGAGTTAATATTGGAAGAAGATGATGATGTGTTCTGCACCAAGTGTGGGATGACAGTTGATGATGCATATGACCCAAGTGTAGAAATTTGCCCTTGTTGTGGAGTATGTGAATATTGCTGTTCCCACAACTCAGAGGATTAGCAGGAATTTCTGATGAAGATAAAACATATTACAGATATTCAGGAGGCATTTAGAATGCTTCCTCGAAGAGAGAAGGATAAGATTAAGAAGCTTATTCAAGTCTATGGTCATACATCTGAAGGTGATGTAGATTATATGCCTGCCACTTTTAGAGAATGCGGAATTGCTCGTAATTTCACATTTGACCGTAAAGTGTTTCAGCAGTTCGTTGACCACTGGAGAAAAGATGGAAAAGAAAGTCTGTAGCTTCTGTAAGAAAGAGAAGCCTATCGCCAACTTTAAACCTAATCCTGTAACTGGTCTGAATCATGTGATGTGTCACTCTTGTAGGATATATCTTGAAACAAAGCACACCATTAACAGGTTGCATTATTATCACCCAACAACATTCAAATTTAAGGTTGTGAAATGATTGACAGTAATACATTTAGGACTTCAAATGGAAGTGAGATAAGTCCCGCTGAAGTAATTAATCGGCACAGAAGGCAATTGATCATCCATTCCTATTTGTATTACTGGTTGGATGACCCTATCTGGTCTGATGATAAATGGCAACAAGTTGCTAACGATTTGGTTGAGTTGCAAGCCTTGTATCCAGAGCCTACCGGAGTCTTTGACAATGAGTTCAAAGATTGGGATGGTTCTACAGGGATGCATCTCCCACATAACGAAGCTGTTGCTTGTATGGCGACAGCTGTTTACAGACTTCATAAAGAGGTTAACTTCGCATGAGCGTAGTTTATGTTCTAGAAAGATATGCTGAAGATCACAACAGTATTGTTGCCATATTTAAATATGCCCCAGATGTTGAGGATATTTTGAATGTGACTCACTTAACTGATGTTGATAAAATCAAAGACCTCATCAGGAATGACAATGCCCACATAGGTGACTCTCTGTGGTCTCTTACCGAATGGACATTGTGGTGAAGTGCTCTAGATGTGAAGGGACAAACCTTCATTTAAGTAACAAGGTTATCAGAGAGCTTGCCAAAGGCTCTCCAACCAAAGGGAAGAACAAACGATTTACTAACGTCAGGGTTTATACAGCAATCTGTAAAGATTGTTTAACTACTGAATGTCATTACGAAGAAATTGGAGAGCGTAAATGAGTCGTCGTCAATCACGGAAAGAATCACGGAAAGACCTTCGTCGGGAAGCACTTGTCACTCGTAAGGGTAAGCGCGAGTTTGAAGAGGTGGTTTTAGCAAAGCCTGTAGTCCCTCAGAACCAGTTCCAGTCTGAACTGCTCAATGCTATCAAGACTAAACAAGTTGTGTTCACAGACGCTCCTGCGGGCTGTGGTAAGACCTTTGTAATCACTTCCACGGTTATCGATGCACTGAAGAGTGGTAAGATTCAGAAGATTATCTTGAGTCGCCCTTCGGTCGGCATGGGTAATTCTCTTGGGTTGCTTCCGGGAGGGATGCGTGAGAAGTTTGAACCATATTTGATGCCTATCATTGATGTTATTACTCAGCGATATGGTAAAGGGTTCTATGAATGCCAGCTCGGTAACAGTAATATTGAGTTCGTACCTCTGGAGTATCTCCGTGGTCGTTCTTTCAATGATGCTATTGTTATCGTAGATGAGTTCCAGAACACCACTAAAGATGAAGCCTTCTCAATCATGACTCGATTGGGAGAGACCTCTCAGCTGTTCTGCATGGGTGATACTAACCAGCATGATATGCGTGGTCGTGAGAGTGGTCTTACTTGGGCTACTAACTTTATTGATGAACATGATCTGTATGAGTTCGCTGAGATAGTAGATGGGGAATCAGATGACATTGTTCGTTCTGGTTTCTGTAAGGCGATTGTTAAAGCAATGGAAAAGAAAGCTTAAACAGTAACTTATAATGTATACTCCTTAGTGTATACTGATATATTAAGGAGTTCTAAATGGCAGACCATGTAGGAAAGAGAGATTATGCACAAGAAAGACGTACCGCAATTGCCCGTGGTGAAACGGGAATTGGTAGCAAGAGCGGAGATGCTCAGCGCCACCGTGCACGTCGCATCGTTGAAAAGCGCGATGGAAAAGCTGCTGTCAGAGGTAAAGATGTTGGACACAAACGAGCTGTCAAGTCTGGAGGCTCTAATGCGTCAAGCAACTTACGTGTTGAATCAGTCAGCTCAAACCGTTCAAACGGCGGCAAAAGTGGTGATCGAGCTGGAAAAGCGGCTGGAGCACGAAAAGGAGCTTTAAGCTCATCGTAATATAAGGCTACCCAAATGGGTGGCCTTTTCTTTTATATAAACCAAATTAAACTTCTTAGGTAATAAATATGTCTATTGTAAAATCTGTAAATATCATTGATGTAATGTCTAACAATCGTATGGTTAAATGGAAATTTACCAATAACCACGGCATTGCTAATATTATTGCAAACCAGATTGGTCATAACCCAAAAACAGCTCGTACTAACGTAATCCTCCGTGGGGCTGATGGTAAATTCATTTCTTATAAGAATAAAAACGTAGAGAAAGAGTTCCGTGTTGCAGTAGAAAACCTCATCCCATTCCCTAAAGGAGTTTAATATGAATAAGTTAGCTATGGTTCAAATTCGAGACACATACCCTAACCATCCGAAGCAAACTTGGTCTTATCTGTTAAGTGAAAGCAAGACTATTGACAAATTTTCTGTAGGGATTGACACTATCCCAACTAGTATTACATTACTTCCCCACGTAACAGCTAGAACCCATGTGATGTTACGAGATAGCAAAGGTAAGTTTATCTCTTATCGAGATGCTCGAATCAATAGCGAAATTAAATCTGCTATGGAATCTTTAATGCCATTCCCAAAAGGTTAAATAATGAAAGAATATGTTTACGTAGGACAGCGCTGGTTCGGTGATGAATGGGAAGGTGGATACAGCGTTGTGAAAGCTTTTAAGTCTGAAGAAGATGCCAAGGCATGGGTCTGGAAAGATGATGTTGGCGAGAGAACTTACGTTAGAGTAGAGGTGGAGTAGAATGCCATTACCAGCTAGACACCAAAACCGTTTCTTAGTTCTCAAGTGGGATGATATCGAAATGAATCTCACTGAACATGAACTGGATTTGTTCCATGAGCTATTATCAGAGATTCGCTCTGGTATCCCTGAACGTCAGTATGTGGTTATCAGTGATAAGCACCCTCAAGAGTTTGAAGAAGCTTGGGGTATGAAGTTGGCTTACATCCAGAGAGCTATCCGAGAAAGAGAAGAGGTCGCCAACCAAAGGGTTGTGGCTCATCTAGTACGAGAGCAACCTCGTGAAGCTAGGGCTAACCATGCACCACCTCCACCTACTCCTCGGATAGTTGTTAACGGGGCGGTTAGGGCTTACAGTTATGAAGCTACCGTGTTAGATGTGATAGAAGACAATCAAGCATTTACGGATTTGATTTACCAATAATTTAAAGGAGTATAAAGTGAGCAACCCGGACGCTCTCCCATTTTTGACAGAGATGACTGTCGCTGATATAATCTCTAAGCAAGCGAAGCACGGAGTGAGTTTCAACCGAAGAAATGCTCGGTGGTATGTTCACCTCCTTAAAGAGATTATTGTTAATATTGACAAAGAACTGATTCCTCTCTTACCTAAGATGAGATTAGATGGCTCTACTTATATGAAGCCATTTAAGAAGTCTGGAGCTTTACAGAAGTGGCCTCAAGCCTATTGTGATAGAGTTGGTCTTAAGAGAGAAGACATTGGTGGAGCATTCACCTGTGTTGAATACGTGGACTTTGACCCATCGAAAGATGCACGAGTTAAAGAAGCCCTTATGGATGAGGGTTTTCTTCCTCCAGAGTTTAACGTATCAAAGAAACCTTGGAATACTTTTGAAATCAAGAAAGATATGCGAAAGTATGGAACATACCAAGCGTGGTATTCAGCTTGGATGAGAGGTAATGCTAAACAGAAGCAGACAGCCGAGATGGTTGACGCTGATATTAGGAAGTTCTTAGAGAAGCATTTTAGGTTTAAAACTAAGAACTACATGAAGGCTTATGTATTTGGTTTAGGTTTAAATCCTAACCGACGTAGACCTATCACTTTTGATGAGATTAAGATAGCACTAGCTACCTCAAACAAGTGGCCTACAGCTCCTACAAACCTCGAGGAGACTCTTGAAGAAGGGTTAGGGGGTGAGCTAGGGAGTGTCGGAAGTTTGCTTAAGAGACGCGTTGTAGCGGCTCACAGGCTAGGTCTTATCAGTGGACTCATAGCAAAGGAACGCGAAGATGGTAAACTTTCGGCAGAAGCTAACAGCTGTGCTACGCCGACTTTTCGATTCAAACATCGTATCGTGGTTAATATTCCCTCCCGTGGTTTGTTTGGTCATGAGTGTCGCGGTTTGTTTGAGTCTGACTGTAACTCAGATGGTGATCACTCTCGTCCTTTCGTTATTACTAACGTTGTTCCTGATGGTTGTTATATACGAAAAGGTACTAACGTAATTTACGAGAAAGGTAAGCCGGGGAAGAAAGATAAACCTGTAGGTGCTTACAAATATTACATACCCGCTGGTAAAGAAGTATTCTTAGGGTATGATGGTTCTGGATTAGAATTGCGTATGCTTGCACACTACCTCATTAAAGAGTGTAGGGATATGCTTGCTGAAGCAATTGAAGAGAACAATCCAGCTAAGAAAGCTCTGGCAGAGCGTGGTTTAGCTTCTGCTATTATGTATCGTGATATCCTCCTTGAAGGTGATATTCACTCCCACAACCAGAAACTTGCTGGTCTTCCTACTCGTGACAACGCTAAGACGTTTATCTACGCATTCAACTATGGTGCTGGTGACGCTAAGCTCGGTTCAATTGTAGGTGGTGGGGCTGACGAAGGTTCAGTGATGCGAGCACGATTCTTGGCAGAGAACCCATGTATTGCAATCCTCATTGATCGTATGACAGAGAAAGCTGCTCAAGGATACTTGATTGGTGTTGATGGTCGTAAGATTACAATGAGACGAGATGCCACTGGTAAGGTTATGGTTCATAAAGCTCTTAACACACTCCTGCAATGCGCTGGTGCTGTTGTTATGAAATATGCTATGATGTTCCTTAACAAGTGGATTGAGAAAGATGGAGTTCGCTGTGCGAAGGTAATTGACATGCACGATGAGGGCCAGTTCTCAGTGAATCGTAATGATGTACAGAAACTCAAAGAGCACACTGAGCTTTGCGTTAAGAAAGCTGGTGAGTATTTGAACATGGAATGTCCTCTGGCATCTGATTGTCAGATTGGACTTAACTGGATGCATACACACTAAGGTAAAATATGAGTGTTAAAGGTTATTATGAATCTTGGGCCGTCTTCAGCGGTGGCTCCACTCTCGTAGCATTAAATGGTCAACTGTGTATCTTTGAGACAGAGAACTTAGCAATAACCAAAGCAGCAGAGCTAGTTCGAAAGTTTCCAAACAAGACATTCACAGTTAAAAGGATAGAAGTACCTGCATTGGTAGAGTGAATAAATAAGACGAATGAACTATTCTTATTGATTGGTTCGTAACAAGGAGATTGAAGTGGAAGAGATGCCATCGGATTGGTGTTATCGTCAGAGCGCCATCTGTAATGAACAAGGACGTCCTGATGAAGCTGAGTTTTATTTAGAACTTGCTGAACTGTGGAAAGAACGAGAGGAGAAAGAATGATGGAAGGTATCTACCGTAAGCCGCCTCCGAAATACAACATCCTTTATACTGATGCAACTGGTGAGTTTAGAAGTGTGTTAGTTTACACAGATGAAGAACGAAACCAAATGGTTGCTGCTATTGAAGCCAATGGCGGTACAATCATGCGAATTTATAACATAACATAAGGAATATCAATGACTGCTTCTGAATTAAAAGAAACCCTGTCCACCGAAGAAGGTAAAGCTTTCTTCCTAACTCAAGTACACTCTATGGGTAAAGATGCCCTTCGCCAAGCAGTTGTTGAGCTTACTGGTGTAGTGATTGACTTGAGTATCGAAAATGAAGCACTTGAAGCTAAAGTGACCGACTAAATAAAGAGCTGCCTTAGGGCGGCTTTTCTTGTCTAAAGGATTTGGATATGAATATTGGTTTAGATTACGATGATACTTACACCTCAGATAAGAAGCTGTGGCGCTCTGTGGTGGCATTAATGCAAGCCAAAGGTTATGATGTACGTTTTGTAACTTATCGCTTTGCAGAGCCTAATGGGTACGATAATCACGACATTAAGATTGATGCAGAGTGTTTGCAGATTCCTATCATCTTTTGCAATGGTGTTCAGAAGGATGATGTATGTCGTCAGCTAGGTTTCTTTGTAGATATTTGGATTGACGACTTCCCTGTTGGAATCCCTAAGAAAGATCACCTAGACGGGATGCTGAAGGGTGTAAGACTTAATGACCTTAGGGCAGCACCTCCTGTAGAAATAGCCGCTCCTGTGTACTCTGAAGAGCCTCTGGTGATTCGATGAAGAAGATAATCCTTTGGACTTTAGGTATAGCTCTATTCCTGTATCTGATTGATATCGGAGGGGATGCCAGTAGAGAAGACTGTGAAGTGAGGCTGTCTCAAGAGTTTAAATCAGAGACAAAGTGGGTTAACGGTCGATGCTACGTAAAAGATTGGGGGAGGACAACATCTCGATGAAATATTATCTAATTGAGTATAAAAGTAGATTTTGGACTGATGCCTATAACGTAGTAGCCTCTTGTAAAAAAGAGGTAGTTGATGGCGAAAACCCAATAGAGGCAACACAGAAATTGGAGCAATCTTGCAAAGATGCAGGATGTAGCTATGAACTAATTGATATTAAGGAAGTATCATGATTTGGATTCACACTTATAAGATTGGAAAGAAAGAGATCACCGTTGTACATCACTCTGAAGAGAGTGCAAACGCTTCTCAGGAGGTGTTGAAAGGTGAAGTTAAAACGTATGTTGAAGTAACAGCTAAGTCTTGGTCATAATAGATAGGGGTGAAAATGGAATACATTGATAAATATTCAAGTGAAGATTCAACAGACGCTGATGTTTTATTCGTATTGAAAACAGACTGTCTCGAACATGGACAGCTTATTAACTTTATGGAATTGGCAAAACTTAAAGAAGAGATTGATCAACTGTATAGTGATGAGCAGTCTCGTTTGTTATCACTGTCCCTTCTTGGAGACCTTACTTGTGATGGTTGCATGATATGATAGAAGATCTTCTGGATGAGTTCTTTGTTTGTGATTTATCATCTGGGAAAGTGTTCTGGAGAATTCACAACGGAACAAAATGCAGGCGGGGTGATGAGGCAGGAACTTTAAAAAAGGATGGAAGAGTGCTTATTCGATTGAAAGGAAGAGCCATTTACAGATACCACGTTATTTGGTATTTTGCTAATGGCGTTTTACCTAAAGATCAAATAGATCACATTGATCGAAACCCTTCCAATGATTCCATAGGCAACCTTAGAGAAGTTAACAACGAGAATAACTCTTGGAACAAGGGTTTGAACTCTAACAACACATCAGGGGCTAAGGGTGTATACCTCAATTCAAGAGGGAAGTACATAGCCAATATCCACATTAAGGGTAAAACTAAATACCTAGGAACTTTCTCAACCCTAGAGGAAGCCGTCTCTGTTAGAAACAGAGCGGAGGAAGATCACAAATTAACTATTTAAGAGGTCTTTATGGCTGAAGTTTATTTTGCAGGAGATGGTCACTTAGGCCATCGCAACATCTGTAGTTTTCGTAAGCAATTTAAAAACATCGAAGAACATGACAAAGCAATTCTGGCTGCTTTTGACCACGTAACCAAACGTGATAAAATCTTCTTTACTGGTGATTGGGTATTTGAAAAGTATGCCCTTGATATTATCGCTGAAGTGAAAGGAGAGAAGCATCTGGTCTTAGGAAACCATGATAGGTTAGAACTTCTCCCTGATATGATGAAAGTCTTTCGTAGAATCTCTGGTGATTATAAGTATAAAGAGTTTTGGATAACTCACATTCCTATTCACACTGATGAAATGAGAGGGAAGTTTAATATTTATGCTCATACACATAATCATGTAATTGATGATTGGAGATATTTCTGTACATCAATGGAGCAAATTAACTATAAAGCTGTTTCTCTGCAAGAGATTAGGAAGGTTTTCGATGAAAGAAGAAAAGAACAAGATCTCATTATTTAAAGAACCTGTAGTTTATAAAGACTCTATCAGAGACCAATATAATGAGATGTTAAAGAAACAAGCTGATTCTAATCTTCGTTATCAGCGAATAGTAGAACAATCTAACTTTAAAGGTTTACTTGAATGGTAACTTATATACTTTACTTTTTAGCTTTCTTAGGAATAATCTTTTTATCTATTATTCTTGAATTTGGTTTAAGTAAGTTAGTTAATTATTTAGGTAGTAAGTAATTAATATTCTTTTAAATAGAGAATCAAAGTCCCTAGGAGTCCCTACAACCTAAATCAAGGATTCCTTAATTCTCTATTTTTATCTCGCAGGTGGCTCCTGCCCTTCGGTACTTGCAAGGGATTCTGTGAATTGCCCAATATACAAGCCTGCAATAACTTTATCAGCTATACAATATATACATTACTAATGTGTTATATCTACTACCAAAGATACTTATATTATATAGCACTCTTATCGGTATAAGCGTAATGTATATTATACATAACCGCTCAAAGAGAGCAACAATCTTTCAAATTAAATAAGGAAATTAAAATATGTCTATGATTCCAACTATCGCAACTTCTTCTCGTAAATCCAACTACGACATTATCCCTGATGGCGAGTACGAAGCACGTATTGTTCGTGTAGTAGGTTTGGGTGTTCACAATCGTGACCCTTGGATTGACCCGAAGACCAAAGCAGTAACTCCTAAGAATCCAGCTTTCCGTATGGATTTGGCTTTCGAGCTGATTGGTGTTGATGCTACTGGTAAAGATTCCGATGGTAAGGCATTAGAACCACGTCCTGCTTGCCAGTTCAAGAGCTATGATGTAAACCCACGAGCTAAGAACTCTGGTATCCTTGATCTCTGCAAGATGATTGACCCAAGCATTCAAGCACTGAAAGGTGATCTGTCTTGGTTTAAGGATGTACTGTTAGGTCAGCCTGTCAACATTCTGGTTAACTCTTACACTAATAAAGCTGGTGAAGTTAAAAACTCCATCAAAACCATTTCTCCAATCCCAACCAAATATCGTGCAGCAGTTGGTGAAGCTCGTAGTCCTCTGGTATTCTTCGAACCGTATGCTGAAACCGATGAGAACGTAGCATCCTATCAACTGATGTTCCCGTTCCAGCGCAACCTGCTTACTCAAGCTAATGACGCTAAGAACATGCCTCTGGCTGGTCGTGAAATTACTCGTGCTTCTGAGACAGAACAGAAAGAAGCTACTCCTTCAATCCCTACGATTGATAGAGAGCCTGCTTCTACTTACGAAGACGACAACGATAGCCCATTCTAATAACTCTCCTTGTTATAGCTTAGCCACCTTCGGGTGGCTTTTTTCGTTGGAGACAACATGCAAAACACGTTAAGTGATAACTTAGGGTTTATCGTTTTCTCAGCTCTTGTATTCTTTGGTGGTATGAAGTTTAACGAATATCAAACAGACAGCAGTAATCTAGACAAAGAGAAACATCAACAAGAGTTAGAGATTGAAAGAAGTAAGGCAGCTGATGAAGTTGCTCAGAGAGTTCTTACCGGTTTATCTAGCTGGAAGAAGAACACGGAAACCATTTATAAAGAGATGCATTATGAGAAAACTAAACCAGTTTTTTATAATGTCTGCGCTAGTGATGACTATGTCCGCATGTTCAACGAGCGACAGCAGCAGGCAATCGATGCCCTTACCAACAAACCTAAAAGCTGAATGTAGGGTTGACCTGCCTCTTTTAGAGAGTGCTCAAGGAAAGGCACTAGCCACTACGTTGGAGTGGTATCAGGACCAGTACACAGAATGTGCTGCTAATCACAATGGATTGTTAGAAGCTCTGAAAGAGCGTGGAATAGAATAATGGCGAAGAAGACAACACCTACAAGATATCGCATTCATGGAATCCCTATTAAGTACATCTCAAACTATGAAGAGTTTTACAGAGTGAACTGGAAAGTGGTTCACAAGTTCTTCATGTACGATATCAGAGATTACCATGAAGCAGAAGATGTGGCACAGGAAGTGCTCTTGAACGCTTGGAGATTTGTCTTCGCTAAGCAGGATGAGAGAGTCCTAGAGGACGAGAAAGACCAAGAGCATATGACTTATCGAGTCAAGAACATTATCTGGTCTATACGCTCAAATAGGCAGACTGTAGGGGACCGTCGTATCTACTCTATTCCAGAGGCTGATATGTTCCGTACTCCTGATATGGTGGATAGTCCTTTAGAGATTGCTATGGATAAGCAAGACTCTGTTGGCGACCCGTTCATGGAATCTCGTATCTTCTACTTCTTCCAAGATTTAAGTGATACGATGGATACTCAGAAGTTAGCTAATATGTTCTCAATGATTTTCTTGGGTATTCCCCATGACCACATTCAGAAAACTATTGGCATGTCACATGGAACTTTCTACCGACGTTATGCAGAATTAAAAGATCTGTATGAGTATGTGGTAGAGAAGCATTTCGATAAAGAAGAGTTTCAAGGATTGATTACATGAAAGTAATAATCGCAGGAAGCCGGTCGATAGACTGGCATTCTTTTACTCAGATGTGGACTTTACTTCCAGAAGAAATCCCTAAGCTCATTTCAGAAGTAGTGTCAGGTGGTGCTAGAGGGCCAGATCTTCACGGAGAAGTTGTTGCTAAGCATAATGATATCCCAATTAAACGTTTCATCCCATCGTGGAATACTCTCGGCAAAAAGGCTGGGATACTTCGAAACGTAGACATGGGTGAGTATGCAGATTCAGTGATAGTCTTCTGGGATGGGGAATCAAGAGGTTCTATGCACATGTTTGAGTATATGAAGAGTAAGAATAAACCAGCAATCCTCCTTACTAAGAAAGGAGATAAAGCAGATATGGAAATCACTGGAGATTGGAAATGACCGAGTTTGAATCCAAAAGAGCAGAAGTTATTGTATTAACAGAGAAGTTAAAAGAGAAGACTAAGACAGTCTCCATGCTACGTGCAGTTATTGACAGTTATCGTAAATCTGTTGAAGAAATCTCTTCATGTTCCTCTGATACAGAAATTCGATTTGCAATGAAAAAGTTGATGGTAAAGCCGCCAGTAGGTGAAGAGTATCCAATTTATTCCTCTGTTCCTGTAGTCAGCTTTAAAGCTACAACTGAACAAACCAGCAAAAGGAGTCCAGCTTTAGACACTATGGTTGGTGGTGCACACTATAACCCTGAATCTAAAATCATTCAGCCTGTTGAATTTTATCATGCAAACCCTCAGTTGAACTTCCAACAAACCAATATGATCAAATACGCTTATCGACACAAAGATAAGAATAAGGTTCAGGATTTGCTGAAGGTTGTTCATTATGCTCTTCTCGAATGCGGGTTTGAATACCCTGAAGAGTATGATAATTTCCGTAGTGAAATTCGTAAGCTGTTAGGAGAATAATATGGAAGACGTTAAGCTCCCTGAAGTAGCTATAGTGGATGCTGACGTTCTTCGATATGAAGTGGGTGCTCTTACTCAGGAGCATCCCTTTCTTGACACAGGACGTGTTCCAGTTGATTACAATTTCATGATTGAACGACTTCAGTACAAGATAGATACTATCATTGCTCGCTCAGGTTGCAGTAAGGTTGTGTTCTACTTCAGCGAAGGCGGTAACTTCCGTTTTGATGTTGCTAAGCAGCAAGACTACAAAGCAAACAGACCTCCCGGAGAAAGACCTTTTCACTGGCAGAACGTTGGTGATTACATTAAAGGTAAGTATGAATATATAGATGTATTTGGGAGAGAGGCTGATGATGCACTAGCTGAAAGGCAACGTAGGGATAAGAACACTATCATCTGTACTAGAGACAAGGATTTGTTGATAACTCCCGGATGGCACTACCGTTGGGCTTGTGGAGAAAGACAGAAAGAAGTCCCTCCTCACTATGTATCTGATTTAGTTTCATGGCAAAACTTCTTCTATCAGATGTTGGTTGGAGATGGTACAGATAATATCCCCGGATGTGGAGAACGTAAAGAAGTTATGTGGGGCGGTAAGCTTCAGCTTCGACGTCAAGGAATAGGGAAGAAAGCAGCAGCTAAGTTATTGGCTGGTGTTACAGACAAGTGGACCATGTATCATATAGTACGAATGGAATATTATAAGAAGTTCGATACTGAAGATGAAGAGAAGATGCTTGAGAATGCTCGGCTGCTCTTTGTTGGTCAGACTCCGGAAGACCTATTTGATTGGTCGTGGCTCGAAAAAACTTGGGAATAAGGATATTATAATGGGTAAATTTGACTATCGTTCATATGATGAAAACTCCTCCAATCGCGAATCTCGAAAAGAGCAGCGTATTAAATATAGTCATGAATTAGGCAATCGCTATATTAAAGAAAAGCGTGAAAAAGTATCACATCGAGTGGATAAACGTGTATGGGAAGAAGATGATATGAGTGTAGGTTATGGCGAAGGCTGAGAAGACTAGATGCTCTGGAATGTGGACTGAAGCTCGTTACAATTCTTTCATCAAGTCAGGGATTCGTTCTCTGACTAGAAAGTGGAAGCCTATGTTCGATGCACTAGCAGACGCCAAGACAGAGCAGAAAATTAATCCAAAGACAGGAAGACTGGCAATGCACTTTAAGTGTGCCATGTGTGGTTCTGACCACCCTGTAAAGGATATGGCTATTGACCACATAGAGCCTATAGTCCCTCTTGACCATGAAGCAACTTGGGATGAAATCATCTCTCGTGCTCTATGTGAAAAAGAAGGTTTTCAGGTTCTGTGTAAAGACCCTTGTCATAAGATTAAAACAAAAGAAGAGAATGATGCAAGAAAACAATTCAAAAAAGGAAATGAGTGATGATCAAAAATCTACGCAACAAGTGCTTCGCTTTCGCTATCGCAATTGGAGAGGCGAGATTGCTGACCGGTCCGTTATTCCACTCCGAACCTCCGTTGCTAGCTCCCGTTTTCATAACGGTGGCAAACCTTGTTGGATTATGACAGCGATAGATGTAGAGAAAGATGAGATTCGAGAGTTCAAACTCTCTGACATTATTCAGTATTACGATTTAATCTAGGAACTGACATGATCACACAAGCAGATAAAAATAAACTCTTCGACTTAATCCACGATCTATTAGAAGCTCAGAGCTTTATTGACAATGCCGAAACTTGGGAGATGGAAGCAGCTGGAAAAGCTTTTGATGAAAGCGAAGAGAAACTTACTAATTTTATAAACACAATCTAGGAGGGTGTATGAATGAAGGAGTTGTTATTCTTGGCAGTAAATCAGATTGGTTCTACGGAGGCATCTCAGGATGCTTTGAAGATGAACATCCAGACTTCTGAAGAGAATTGGGATGTATGACGAATTTGATGGTTTTTGAAAAGATAAAACAGAGCAAAATTGATATGATGAAAAAGTTCAAAGCGGCTTATGATAAAGCTGTTAAAGAAGGAACTATCACTTACAAGAAAATCTAGAAATAAATAAAGCCCCTTCCTTTCGGTTGGGGCTTTTCTTTTATCACTCCTTAGGTCGAACTCTTACACGGAGTCTCGATTGACGCTTACTGCGTTCAAGCTTCTCTGACAATGAGCCACGTTTAATCTTCGGCTTCCCTTCGTCATTAAACTTCTCCAAGAACTGCAAGTACTCAGTACGATTCGTTGTCTTGTAAGAAGGAATCTTAACATCAGGGTTCTCTTCAATTACACGTCTCATCTTCGCTACATCATCCCTACCAAGCAACTTACTCTTAGCTTGTTCAGCTGTAGAACCAAAGATCTTCTCCAGTGCTCTAGATTTGTTACCACCTGCGGAAGAAGCACCAAGTTTAGCAATAGCAGAATAATCATCAGCACTAAACCAAGCTACCGGATTATCACCATACTTCTTCTTGTTTTCAGCAGCAGTCTGCAATGCACGTACAAAGCGACGGTTGTTACCAGCCTTGTCTGCACCATGAACCCTGTCTAAAACTTCAGCCACACTAGCCAACTCATCCAAGCTCTTCCCGCTTAAGAAAGCTTTCTCTACTTTATCAGCAAAGACTTCTTCCTGCTGTTTGATACTTTCCAAGATATCAGAATTTGCTTGAGATTTTTCATCGTCAGGCAGAGCAGAACGAATCTTCTCCATCTCCAACTCTTCCTCTTGCAGTTTCTTAATATCAGAGTCAACCTTCTGAGCCTCCTCAACAGCCTTCCTAGTATCCGCATCCAAGTTATCAAGCTTACCTTCAGTATCTCCAGTAATCTTAACAATCTCTTTCTCGATAGGGGTCATTGATTCGTACTTCTTAGCAAACTTCTCAACATCAGCTTCGATACGAGAACGAGCATTCTGATGTTCAGTAGGAGTCATAGGCTTATCAAGAAGTGCATAACGGTTATCCATGTAGGAACCAGCAAATGCTTCAGCATCCTCTTTAGATATGCCTTTATCTTCCAAAGTATGCATCAGGCGACGATGAATGTCGTCACGTTGACGTTGTACTGCCATGAGATCATTCTCACGCTTCTGAGCCGCTTTAAGCTCTTCACTGCGTTTAACTCTTTTGTCTATATCAAATTTACGGTCCATCTCTTCCGCTTGCTCATACATCTTATTCCACTTAGCCTGACGAGCATCTTCCTCTGCATCAGTTAAACGACGCTGACGGTCAAGGTAATCTGACTCGGCGTTATGGATACGTTCAATGTAACTACGGAACTTCTCTGGAGGAACTGGAGAGTTCTTATCATGGTGAGCAGCCAACTGTTTCAATGTACGAGATTCCTGAGCTTCACGAACAGGCTTAGGTAAACCTTCCATCATCTTCTCAATCTCACTCTTCTGAGCTGCAATAGCCTCTAGAGTTTTACGTTCATTTTCAACAGCAGCTTTAGCATCTGAACGAGCCTGAGCTTTATTTCTCAGAGTAGCAAGACGTTCTTCACGAGCCTGCAAGTGTTTAGCAGCAGCTTCGTATTGAGAGTTCTTGTTAGCTTTGTTGAAGGCATTCACTTCTCTGTTATAGGTGTTAATAAACCCATCCCAAACATCCTTCATCTGACCAACTTCCAAAGCCTCTTCTCTACCAGCCTTCTCTGAAGATTTAAACTTCCCATCTACATAATCATTCATCAGCTTGCGCATAGCATCTTTCTGAGCAGGACGTAAAGGTTCTGAATCAATCAAAGTATCAATCTCAGACTGAAGCTCTTTCTTCTGGTCAACCAATTTAGGAGCATCCTTCTTATCGAAAGCTTTGTTCTCTTCCAGAGCTTCTTGGTACAGCCTATCAAACTCATCCTCACGCTGCTTCTGATACAATCTCTCAGCACGACGTTTCAGACTATCTAAGTTAGTCACGTTCCCACCTAAACCTTTCTCTTCAGCACGTAATGCCTTAGTAGCAATGTCTTCTGGCAGACCACGTTCCTTAACCCATTCAGCAAAATTAGTTCGTACAGTGTTGTTCTTAGCAGTAGCAATACCTTGCTGAGAAGCTAACTGATTACGAGCCATCTCTTCATGACGTTCAGTGTTGATAGCATTATCTTCCCGACGAATACGACGCATCAACTCCAAAGGGTCGCCTTTGTAAGCTAAGAAGTTTTCAGCAGTAGCTTTAGCCTTAGCAGCCTTAGAGTATAAGGATTTAGCAAAACGTGTTGCACGATCTCTAGCAACTTGACGAGCAGTACTTGACATAGCAGCTAGGTACTCTATACCGCTTTCCGGTTTAACGTCCTGTACAGCTTCCTCAGGAGCTTTAGGAGCACGAGCAGGTAATGGCTCAGCTTTGGCTGTTGGTTCCTCTACGGTTGGTTCTGGAGCCTGTGCGGCCTCTTCTTGAGCACGTTGCTGTTCCATTGCACGACGTTCCTCTAAAGGATTACGAGCAGGGAGTGGTTCAGCCTGTGGAGCCTGTTCAACCGGAGCTTCTTGAGCAGCAGCTGCCTCTTCTTCAGCACGACGCTGTTCAGCCTGACGGATAGCACGTCTTTGCGCAACTAAATCACGAGCTGTAAGAGGAGATTCTTGAGGAGCAGAAGAAGGAAGATTTTCTTCCGTCACAGTACTAGAAGAAGGCTCCCGAACCGGTTCGGTTTCTACGTCATTTTGCGTCTTGAATTTAATGTCATCAACAACTGGTTCTTCTTCCATTTTAGCACGAGCTTCATCAGCAGTAGATTTAGCACGAGCAACTTCCAAATCACCACGAGCCAGAGAGCGGATAGCTTCACTGTTAGCCTCTTGTTGCTTAACACGTTGAGAGCGAGCACGCTGAGAAGAGAAGCGGTTTATAGCATACTTAGCAGCACCAAGGGTGTTCATAACCAGACTAGGAGAAGAAGTCTCACGGAAGCCATCATCAGTCAGGGAAGTCCAACCACGGTCTTGGTTGCTCATGAATTTAGCTGTATTGTTCAGAGTGTAGGCATCTTGAATGGGATTAAAACCTTCAGGCATACCTTTCAGTTTCTTCAACCCGCCAATAGCTTTCTTCATCTCTGGAGAAACGTTATCAGCCATCTTCTGTAGCTCAGCAGCTTTCTCTACAAAGTTATTAAAGTCTTCACCATCACGAGCTTTGAATCGATTCGCCTCGTTGTAGAAAGTCTTGTAAGCATCAATGAAATCACGGTCAGCTTGTGTGCGATTCTTAACGTCAAGTGGACTACCGGTGAAGTGTCCAGATGCTCTAAGAGAAGTTAATTCACGGTCTAGGTTATCTAGAACATCTGTAAGAGCTTTCGTGTTATCCTTGGTGTAGTCAGCCATTGCATCTTTCATAGCGACAGCTTGCTTCTGATTGTGTTCATTATCAGCGAATGCTTTACCACGAACTTTAGCAGGAGAAGCCAAAGGATTAAGGCCCGGAATGTTAGAATGCTCTTTCTGAGCAGAAGCAGCTTTCTCAGCACGAGCTTGGTCTGTATTAAGAATACGCTGAGCAGCAGGAGAATCCACAGCAACAGCGTCCGTGATACGGAATCCATTCTCATCCAGAAGATTAAGAGCAGAAGCAGCGTTAGCAGTATCAGCTTTAGAGTAGGCTTCTTTCAGTTCATCAACGTTCTTAGCACTACGAATTAATTCATCATCAGCAGCAATGTCAGTCTTTGCATACTCTGGAGTATTCTTAAAGACAGCAGAATCTGGACGACTAATCAAACCATGAACACCACCAACTGCACCACCAAATGCAGCACCCATAGCCCCTTCTTCTATAACACCTTCTAATGTCTTGGCTAGGTTGTTATCGTCACCATGTTTGTTCTGAGCTTCAGCAGCACCAACAATAGCACCACCCTTAGCACCAGCCACTGCGTTACTAGCAACGTTCTGACCGATACGACCAAGTGCGGATTCAGCTGTACCAACAGCACCCGGAAGAATTCTCTGAGCTGCATAGTTAGCACCACCAACAAGAGCTGCATCCAGAACGGATTTGTCTTCTCCCTCTTTAGGGGTTTGGTCTGCATATGCACGACCTGTCTCACGACCTGCGATGATAGCAGCGGCAGCTAACGGGTTAGCAACTGTCAAACCAATGTCAGCAACCACTCCAGCATACTGACCAGCAGTTTTACCAATCCCATCCTCAATCTTATCCATACGATCTTTAAGAAGGTTCTGGGCGTTCTCTTGCATACGTTTACCATAGCCGGTTTGTGCTCCAACTAGGTCTTCACCAATCTCAACTAAACCACCAATACCTCTAGAAAGGTTAGCAGAGATATTAGCACTGCCGGACTGAAGAGCATTTGACACACCTTGAGCAAACTCACCTACAGCACCACGTTCTTCTTGTTGTGGTTGTGCTACTGGTTGTTCCTCAGGAATAGAGCCACCTGCTGCCTTATATTGTTCTCTCATTTGAGCTTGACGCTCCGGAGAGGCATTCAGATACGCAGGAGCTTTGGAAGCTTCTTCCCACGGTTTAATGTTAGCCATAACGTCTCCTTTTATAAATAAAATGTCCTACCCCCTATATACATTATAGAAGGCAGGACTTAGGTATTACTCAGTGAACCAGCTAGTGTCTTCAACAGCCGATAGAGCACCATTCAGTTTAGGATTGGTTGCTGCACCACCAACTGACTCTTCTGCTTGCTCAGAGAAAACACCGAGAGGGTCATAGAAACCACCAGAAGGAATTGCACGGTTAACCAATGCAGTAGCTCTTTTCTTGTCCATACCAGAACCAATATATGCTTCGATAGTAGCTCTCTTAGCATCAGCAACACCTTTCATCGCAGAGGTGTGACCAACATTGGCCTGCTTACGAGCATAAGAAAGAGCAGAGTCAGTAGGACGCCATCCTGACTTCAGAGCAAACTTGTTACCTACACGGATAAAGACCGATGGGTCTTCTGCAAAATGTCCCAAGTCTTCTTCGGTAAGAGAGCGAGTAGCACCAATTTCAGCCCTTGCAGAGTTCATAATAGCCTGCATGTAAGCAGAACGAGCTGTCTGGTAATCTTTATCTTTAACTGCTTTGTCAGCCAAATCCAAGTCTTTGTTGGACTGATTAAACAGACCACCCTTCTCAGCCCACTGCTTAGCAACTGTACCTTCAGCGGTGTTCTGAGCAAGACGAACTTCTTTCGGGTTAAAGTTAAAACTCTGAGCAGCTTGTTCAGCACGTTCAGCCTTAACCTTATCACGGAAGCCGATCAACTCTTTCTGACGTTCAAAGTTCATGTTAGCTCTTTCTTCAGCGGCACGTCGAGTCTCATCAGCACGCTCACGCATAGTCTGTTCTTGAATCTGTTGACGTCTATCCCACTCAGCATTCTGACGTTCTTCACGAGCAGCATACAGAGCTTCCTGTTGAAGAGGGTCTTTAGCTTTCATCTTCAGAAGAGAAGGATCACCCTGAGCTATAGCAGCTGCAATTGAGTCTTGAGAGAAACCCTGTTCAACCAATGCATCACGGTTAGCTTCTAGTTGCTTCTTAGTCTCATCTTGATTAGCCATTCCTTGACCAATCTGGAACGCTTCGATAGGAGACTTACCTGACATGATAGAGAGACCTACACCCATCAAACCTGTATAGAAACTAGAGTTCTGATAGAAAGGTTCTTTCTGTAGTTTATTCCAAGCTTCTGAAGGGTCTTTAGCTTTAGCAACCTGCATGATGTCATTGTTAACACGTTCCTGATCTTTAGCACGAGTAGCAGCAGCCATACCATCACCAGTGTCTTGTCCTTGAGCAAGAGTGTTAACCACACCTTGTGCCTGTTCCACCTGAGAAGGAGTAAACTCCATAGGACCAGCTTCTAGCGGTTTAGTGGGAGGTGTTACCGGAAGAGGTTCTGATTCCTGAGGAATAGAAGAAGGAGAAGGTCCGGCATCTTGCACAGTTTCCTGATTGTTAGGCTCAGGAAGAGTTACAGCTTGTTGTGCTTGAGGTTGTACGTCATTAGGAATATCAGAAGGGAGTCCATTACTCTGAACAGGGTTCAGCATGTTCTGATAATCTACTGAAGTTTGACCTACAAGACGGGAAAGTCCAGCAGGTACAGCAGGACGTTGGTACATAGAAACATCTGATGTCTGAATAGGTCTAGCCATATAAGGAGAGGCCGAAGCCGCTCCCGGATTAACACCATAGAAAGTATTTCTCGGGTCGCGACTTCTGACCTGAGCATAAGTTGTCTGTTGCATATTTATCTCCTAATTAAGAACTAGCCATCCCGCCAATCACCCCTCCAGCCAAAGCACCCCAAGGACCAAAAGAAGAACCAGCTGCTGCACCACTCATAGCTCCACCTAAGAAGCCACCACCCCCACCAGATGTTTTAGTAGTTGTAGTTTGTCCGAGAGCGCCGTTAAGTACACCTGCTGCACCGAGTTGGTTGTTGATATCTTGCCATCCCCAATTAGCTGCGTTCTGAGCATTCTGGTAGGCATTATCATATTCATTCTGTTGTTGCTGTTGTTGCTGCAACCCTGCATTCCATTGATTCATCATTTGCTGTTGAGACAAATTAGCACCTTGCTGGCCTAAGTTAGAAAGATTAGAACCGATAGTAGAAAGACCTGAGAGAGCAGCTGCCTGATTCTGCCTATTACCAGAGAGGATGCTTTCAGCTTGACTAATAGCTGAGTTATAGGCGCTATTGGTAATATCTGTTGCTTGTCCTTGCATCTGATTCAGAGCATCGCCTTGAGCGAAAGATTTAGCCATACGAGCACCTGAACCCTGCTGACCAGCATACTGTTGAGCTAACTGAGGCAAAGCATTACGTGCTAGGTTCTGTTGAACTTGTTCGTTATTAGCTGTAATAGCTGCTTGCACAGCATCGTCATCATACAATTGACCAGCAAGAGCACCAATCTGTTCTCCAGTAACCCCACCTTGTCCAGAAAGGCTCTGGTAGCCTTTATAGGCATTATCTAGATAACCCAACCCTTGGCCTGCTGCATCCATGTATTGTTGTGAGAGAGTCCCTAGAGCACCAGATTGTGCCAAGTTGTTAAGAGCTTCTGTCTGGTTGTTATTAAACCCTACATTGTCACGATAAACATAATCCCCTGAACTAGTATTACCAATCTGCTGGTTAAGCTGGTCAATATACTGTTGAATGTATTCAGGGCGAATCATTTGGGAAGTAGTTTTACTATTCCCTCCTCCAAATAAAGCCATATCAAATCTCCTTTAGTTTGCTCCGAATGCCCCTAAGACACCGCCTAAGATATTATTACCCGTTGTGGATAACCAGTTAGACTGACCTTTCTGTTGAGAAAGATTAGAACCTCCAATCATAGGACCAGCCATACCAGACTGCCCACCTGAGTTGTTATAGGAACTCCAAGCATTCTGGGTCTGTTGGTTAGGAGAGAAAGCACCCAAACGACCTGCAATACCCAAGCCAGTGATACCAGCACCTAGGAGCTGTTGTCCAGTATTAACTCCCGGAGCAGCATTCTTAATTGTGTATCCAGCCATCGGGCTTACACTGTTTAATACATTAAGCTGGTTGTTAAGCTGATTCCATCCATACTGCTGAGAACCAATAGCGTTTTGCCAATTGATATCTGCTTGAGCTTGAGCTTGTTGCTGTTGTAGATTACCAGCCATAAGTTGATTCTGGATAGCTTGCTGAGTTGCCTGAACACCTTGAGCACCAAGATTGAGATTCTGTCCAGCTAAACCAGACTGAGCACCAAGCAAACCTCTCTGGAAGTTCTGGTCTTGTTGAAGAGCACTGATTCCCATGTTCTTACCATTGATGGTACGAGATAGATTTGTATTAGCACCATTCAAAGCCGCCCCTTGAGCCGCAGCCCTACGGAGAGAGCCTGAATCAGAGCCATTGCCAAGAGAAACATTAGAAGCTGCTTTGCTAGTAGCCTGAGCAAGAGCTGAGCTATTTAATCCTTTACTAAAGTTGTTAACACCATCAGCAGTTAAACCGCCACCATTAACAATATTCTGATACTGTTTGGCAAGAGAGTTCAGTTGGTCCAAACCTTGCTGTGTACGAGGTGTGTACATATCAGCCAATTGTTTTTGAGTTGTAGAAGCTGCTAAGTTATTCAGAGCACCTTGTTGGTTGCCATTAAACCCAGCCAGCTGTTGGGAAATAAATCCCTGATCGTTGTTCTGCATATTCTGAGCATTAGCAACAATCTGCTTCAGCAGGGCATCAACCTGAGAGGAAGGAGCCACTGTGGTTTTGCTAGAAGCTGATTTTCCAAATAAAGACATAAGTCCTCCTTAATGACTATTACTTAACACCAATGCTAGCCAAACGTCTAAGCACTGCTTGTGTTTGTGGACTGTACTGAGAACCTGCTGCATGAGGTGCACTTGCCCTCTGAACTGTTTGAGAAGTAGGAGGTTTACCAGCAAGCATAGCAGCTACTCCTAATACTGCATTACCAAAGTTCTGTTGAGGCTTCTGGTCTTCACCCTCCTGTACTTCATCAGAGTAAAACTCTACCGGATTACCACCTAAAGCACCCGTCTTAGAAGCAGCAATCTCTGCCTGAGTGGGAGCTTGTGCAGCCTTCTCTCTATCTAACAGGTCAGGATTAAACTGATTGGCTGGTTGAACAGCTTGTAAAGCCCCAATTGGGTTAGCAATCTGAGAAGCTGCATCACCGTAAAAAGGAAGAAAATGTTTATTGTTCATTGAGTCTAGAGCCTGAGGGGTAAACCCTTTCTTACCAGCAAACATCTGCCTAGCACCCCCTGTCCCTTCAGAGTAACCAACCATTGCTTTCTTAATATCACCATTAAAAGCTTTTAAGTTATCTCTGATATAACGAGCACCCATGTCAATATTCTTTGCTGGGTCCAGTCTATCTTCTAGTTTGTATCCATAGTCTTTAGCCAACCCTTTACTGATCTGCATTAGACCTACAGGACCAGTTCCAGAGGCTACTTTAGGACGTCCACTAGACTCTCTTTGGATTACAGCATGAATCAAAGCAGCAGGAATCCCATACTTCTTTGAAGCTTGCTGTACCATTGGGTCTAGTTCTTCGATACCCATTCTAATTGCCATAATATCTCCTTATTGTATACTCCTGAATATCTTTCTAGCATCTAATATTGGAATACTTAACCCGAGGGCACCACCCCCTCCTAAATCATATTGACTACTCCAAGAGTAAATCATCCTTCCGAAACCTGTACCAAAAGAAGAGCCATTCATCATGTGAGATCTTGTGTGTTGAAAATACCAACCACTAGCCTTACCTCTTATTGCTCCAGCACCATAAGATAGAGGTATCATTGGATAGGCCAAAGATGTGTTACCACCACTCATAGGCATAAACCCCTCAACACTAAAAGGGGTTCTATATGTAGAAAAAACACACTGAGACCCATTTGGAGAAAAGATATTTAAACCTCCATTGTGGGTTGGTACTCCCGAACCATCACAGAAGACGGCAATCCTAACACCACCAATGTACCCTGTTTGGTTTGTGTTACCATTATCATGAGACCTGTTCTGGTACACATAAACAACCCTATTGGATGGGTTGTATAGCAGACCTGCTCCGCCGTTACTCCAATTCGCGTAGACAGTTGCTCGGCTCATATCAAAACCACCAATATCTGGTATTTGAAGAGCACCATTTATGTCACCCTCCCAAGCCCAAATACATTGACCAACAACTCCAGAATCAGAGATTGAGAAATAGTCAGCAGAGTTGGAGAATGTGATTCCATAGTTCCTGTTAGCTCTAGGCCATATTTGATATACATTAAAAGCCATATCAAATACCCAACCGTTTACATTATAATCCATAGTAACTCTGAAGGTTGAGTTATTAATAACAGATATATCCGTTAGCCAATACACATCAGATGTTACATTAGGAGGTATGTATCTCTCCCAAACAACAGACCCTGTTGGGACTACAACTATCTGACCACTTCCATCCCAACCGCTTATAGGTAGATCACATGTGTTACCATTAAAAGAAAAATTACCACTGACCCTGTTTCTTAACTGAGGGAATGTGCTACCACTGTCAATGTAAATATCAGCAGGTGCTGCTGGCCCCGGACCGACCGGTCTTGTCCATATTCCATACGCCATATTACCAACTCCCTATTCTTATGCGAAGAGTTCCACTCCCATCATAAAAATCTATTCTATTACCATTCATCCACAACTGAGAACCACCTGTGCCACCCATAACAAAGTCACCCCCAACAGTAAGTCTCCAGTTAGAACCCCACATAGAACCAGCAGTGATTTTATCCGCTGATAAGTTCTGAATTTGAGCATTGGAGATAGATACGTTATCAATCTGTGCCCATTGAATTCTAGCGTTGGCAATCTGAGCTGTTGTGATGTTGACGTTCTTTATGTCAGCGAATTCCATCCTAGCTCTTCCGCCTTCAAATACAAAAGGGGTATTACCAGAGCTGCCATCACCAACAATAAACTTGTTAGCTGTTACTTGGAATTGACTGTTTGTTCCGTTGTTAGTTAACTTGACCCCAGCGTATCTTCCGTTGACCGTAGAGTTAACACCCCAAGTAGCTTCATACTCAGAAAGCTTCATATACTGAGAGAGGCTTCCATTGATATTTTGAATCTCTGTCTGAACTAAAGCAATCTCTTGACCTTGGTCGTTAACAATCCCTTCTACCGTTTGAATCTTAGTTGTGTTACCTTCAATACTTGTCTTAAAGCCAGATACAGTGCTTTCTAATTTTACAGGAGGTTGAACAGAATTATCCCAAATATCTTCAGTGGAGAGATTCCCCATCTGTGTTATAATATCTGCGATAGCTGTTTCAATCTCTGTGGTAATTCTGTTCTCAAGCTCATCAAATTGTAGATTCATCGCATGAAGAGCTTTGATACGAACATCAATCTCATCGTGAATCTCATCAATAGCTTGGAACATTTGGTTAGTAGCTGTACTGACTTTCTGTAGCTCGTCATATACGGCTACGTTATATGTTTCTGTGTCCTGTACATTATTGAGAAACCCAACGTTGTACGGGAGTGTGGTGTTATTACGACCAGTGTTCTTACGAAAACCACCTGCACCCATAAGTTCCTCCAAAACAATAAAAGGGGCACGAAGCCCCTTGTTGTTATCTCCGTCCGCCAACAGCAAACTCTATCGTTAACCCATTGATAGCAGCATTACTGTTAACATCATTATCTATAACATTATAGAAAAGGTATGGATGGTTCAGTCTCACCGAGACATGCCTGTCAACACCGATTGTATAAGTCTTAGATGTGTGTGGGTGTCCATATTCATTTGAGAATTGACTACCTCCAGCTTCAAAGGTATAAGTGCCTGAGCCGGTTGTCTGAGGACGGAATCTGTTAATATGCTTCTGATTCCACTCATTTGTCACATTATCAAAATCTAGACCAGTTCTCTCCAACCTCATCTCCAGAGGCTTCTCTATAACAACATCATTTAACCTGTCATAGAAATAATCAAGAGCACCTACATCCACTTGGTAGAATCCCCTCAAGAACGAACCTACTATCGTAACCCTCTGTCTAAAGTTTGTTGCATCCTTTCTCCAAACGAGTTCTTTGATAGATGGGTCATCCCAAGTGATCTCTTGGAAGTCAGACCAGATTGGACCTCTCTCTAGAACAGGAGGATCAACCAGACCGATACACTGAGCATAAGGGATAGTACGGAAAGACCAAGTATCAAACTCGTAGTTCCATACAGCAGCTTTAGTGCAAGCGAAGCTTTCTTTCGGCTCTCCCGGACCTACATAGAGAACCCAAACTTCTTTCTTATCCTGATGCAAGTGTACTCGAGTTGCTAGAGGGTTAACCAGACACACCTCATTAATCAGCATGTTCTTAACACGGTTAGATGCAATTGACTTCTTGGTTGCACCATTGTGTAGGATTACATCGTTCTGAGTAACTACGAAGTGGCTACCTTCTACTTCAACCACACACTCAGGAGCAAGGATACCAGAGTCATTAAAGAGTTTCTTGAACATCAGAGGTTGGTATGTGTTATTAGTCGGAGAACCAATATACGTTTCAAACTCTGTATAAACGAACAAGTAATCTTTAAGAGGTAAGATATCAATTAAGCTGCCGTTAGAGTCCGCTAGGTCAATGTAACCAGCATATCCATTTTCTAAAGCCTGAGTCTGTCCTACGATGTTAGAAGCCAAGTCCGAAGACACAACCCGATCGTAGGCAAAGTCATCCCACAGTGTAGGAGCTTTGTTCTCATTGGCAAAGTTAGACCAACGAAGACGAAGTGGGTAGTTAGTGGTAACACCAGAAGCATTAGCCTCTCTCATATTCAGAGCAAAAAGACGGTTGTTAAAAGATCTTACTCTTTCACATTTCCAGTTAAACTTCTTGACTGAAGGGTTTCCATCATTATCAACAACTGTTTGCTCACCCCATCCCGGAAGGTCTACAAAGTATTCTGATTCGAATTCTTTTACCTGAGGAGTTTCATAGTGAGTTGTAGCAACTGCACAGTTAGAGATAACAGCGTGATACCAAGGGTAGTCATCAAAAGCGTCGTAATCCTTCTGAGTCATTTGGCTGACAGTACATGTTACATTAATCTCTCCTTTACGAAGAGCAACCAGTTTGATAGATTTACCAGTAACTGAAGTTGTAGAAACATAACCAGTCTTATCAACAGACCACTGATAAGAATAATCACCTTCTGGGGAAGCTGTAGCTGTGATAACTATTTCCTCACCAACATCGAGAGAAGCGCTGACAACATCTAAGGTTACGGATGACAAAGGAGTTGCGAACAAAGAAGCTCTTGCAAAACCTTCAATATCATTTACGTTAGAATAGTCATAGAAGCTGTTACCTTCGTACATCCCTGACGTATCAATACCAGACGTAGGCTCAGCAAAATAAACCATCTCTTCACTTTCAGGAGGAGTTACTACTTCTTCCTCTTGTGATTCAATTGGTTCTGATGCAGGTGCAGCAAATGCCATAGCACTTGTTCTCATCGCCCTTCCAGCTAAGTCTACTCGTACAGTACAGACAGCAACTCTGTTACCTTCTTCAGTGGTAGCCGTAATCTCAGTAAAGCCAGCGAGTAGGGCGTTGACCGTCCCTTGTGTACTGGTCCCTGATACTGTTGCAATATTTGGATTAGAAGAAGTCCAAGTAATGTTTTGATTAGGGGCGTTAGCAGGAGAAAGGGTAGCAGTTAAAATGTATTGAGAACCTCTACTAACTATCACATCTGACTGACTTAAGGTGATACTGTCAATCTGAGGTATGGAAACAACCTCACAAGAAGCAGTTTTCGTTCCGTTATCAGCAGTGATTGTTACATTGCCCTCACCATTAGCAGTAATAACAGCAGTTAGGGAATTAGCATTAGGGGTTACAGATACAATAGAAGCATTGCTGCTGGACCAAGTTACAGGAGTTTTACCAGTAACAGCTGTAAGAGTGGTAGTCCCTCCTTTACGGATAGTAACAGTGTCTTGACTCAAGAAGATTCCCGAATCACCATCTATAATGTTAACAGCAATCTGAGCCACTACAGAATCATCAGCAGTAGAGATAGTTACTACAAGATTACCCTCTCTCTCAAAAGATGTTAGAGTAGCAAGTTTAGAATCACTAGGGTCTACTGTAATACTTCCATAAGATGAATTACTAACCTCCCAAACAAGGTCGGTATTGTTAGCATCAGCAGGAAGAAGAGAAACTTCTAGATTCTTAGTCTGATTGAAGTTCATTGAAATAGTTGATTCTTTTGGAACAATCTGAGAAACAACTGGATAAATCTTAATTGAGGCAGAAGCCTTTTTAGTGACTGTAGCAACCTTACGGCTAATGTCAGTCAAGCTTTCATCTGTCAGTTTATATAACTTCTTATCCGTACCTACAACAAGAAAGCTATTACCTGCGCTATAATAATCGAAAGGCATAGAAACGAAAGACAGAGGGGTTAAATCCTTATCTTCATCTACATAAGAAAGAGGGGCATTGCCCCCCGTCTTAAATACTCTCTGCTCAACAAATCGAGCATTTATAGCATTAGTGAAAGCATTAGGAGCTAAGTCTGTCGGAGCCTGATCAGCGATAACGCCTACAGCACCTAGTGACTTTATTGGATACAGCGCCATAATTCCTCCTTAGCTAATACGTCTCCAAATGTGAGCCGATCTGAATGGTGGCAAAGTGTTGATAGGTTGACGAGAAATGTCATCACGACCAAGACTCACACTACCAGAGATTGTATGAGAGTGTGTATCATTCTCTGTTCTCTGACTGTAACCACCACCCGGACTGTACCAGTTAGGCGAGCTGTTATGACCACTAGCATCTCCACGACCAAACACCATGTTGTGACTATGGGTGTTGCTGGATAAGGAGAAGCTGGAGCCATTAACTGTCATCAAAGGTACGTTCTCTGTACGAATAGTATTGAAGACACGACCACCAGTACCACCTGCTTGGAACTCAACCCTCTGAGCATTAGGAACAGAGCCATCAGGGTTTACAACACCAGTACCCATGATAACACCAGTAACTTTAGCCCAAGAACCAAACCCTAGGGAGATCGAGTCACCGGGGTTAATATCTTCTTCAGTGATATAGTAAGAGCCAATTCGATAGAGCTTATTCTCCATCCAGTTCTTCATGAACGCTTCCATCTGACCTTTAGTAACAACATCCCTGTCACCAGTCCCCGGAGTGACGTTCTTAATCATCAGACCACCAACATCCATTGCATCGCCAGTAAACTTGAGCTTCTCTGACATAATCTTAAAGGTATCAGAATCTATATCAACTGGTTCTGTAACATTGGGGAATGTATTCTGTAGTGTTTGTTTAATGAGGCGGATTTGAGCCGCCCCTTCGTAGATGTAATCCCTGTCTCTAGGATAGAGTGGGTTTAAGTCGGTAATAACTACCGCATTAGTTTCGATAGCCAAAAGGCACCTCCATTAATATTTACCTTCAGTGTAAAGATCAGCTTCTGCAACCCTTCTGTTATGAAGACCCTGACTTCTCTGCTTTTCTCCCCTGACCGTTATTTTATCCCAACGAAGAAATTCGGAATAAACATCCCCTTTCACTTCTCCATTGATAACCTTCCTTAACTTAGATGTTCTCAAAGCACCACTGCCAACATTGAAGTTGAAAGAAGTGAGTGCATCAAACTCATGAACTAGTAAAGGAACCTTTATGTTCTTCTGAGTAGCACGAACAGAGTCTTGTGTGTCTCTATCTAGCAGAGCTAGACAATCCTCTATAGAATACGTTAATCCTTGTCTAACCGGATAACCATTCATATCGCGCGTAGCCCCTACACATATAGTCCAGATACCTGCGGAATCTTTATAAGCCTTGGTTCTCATACCCTCATGCTTCATGATGAATTCCATTCCAGCTGGGCTTAAGTTTAGTTGTACAGGTGGCAATGCGGCGTTATCCATTTCTAACCTCCTTTGTGGTCCCTTTAAATTAAGGTAGTATCTTTCTCAGAGCGTTAGATTCAGCATCAGGACAAATAACAACTAGGTTATTTTGAATTGTTCTCTGCTTACATTGAGAGCTAAGCTTCTCTACTGGAGCAGGGACAGTTACTAATGGATGAACTGCGCTTACAGGAACTGCGGTTGACACCACAACACCTGCACCTAAACAGATTAAACCGTATGCAGCTTGTTTCATCATTTTCATTTGAGTGTCTCCTATATATTAACCTCTTGGGATATATTAGTTTCATTACTTACTAAGGGTACTTACTACTAAAGCCCCCGAAGGGGCTTATCTTACTTCTCTGCTAGTTTTGCTTCTAAAGCCTCAACCTTTTTAGAAAGCTCTTGGATAGCAGCAATTGCATCTAAAAGCAACACATTCTCATCTAAAGCTAGAGTATCAGTACCTTTGAAGGTTTTATACTTCCTAACATATTGAGGGTCAATAGCTTCAAGTTGCTGGGCAATAAATCCACGCCTTACAGTTGCTTTCTCATCATAATTATAGATAAAGGTTTTATACTCCATCTTGTTTAGGTTAGAAAGAGCTGTGGCTGTCCCCTCCTCTTTGATGCTATGTTTTAGACGCTCGTCAGAGACTGGAGATTTACTGAAGATGTAATTAGTAGTCCCACTGTTGTTCCCGAAAGTGATATCATAGCTCTCAGCATTGAACGATGTATTCCGAACAATGTCCCCATTAGGCTGGTTCCCGGTCGCCATATCGTAATCATACACTTGAGAGATAATAGCAGTAGGGTGGGCTGAATCAGGGAAAATCAAAGACCCTAAAGAGATGAAGTTTCTCCAACCTCCGTTAGAAACTCCAACACCGCCACCAACAAAACCAACGTATCCACTATAGGGAGAAGTCAGCCAAGTATTAGCAAGAGTTACGTAGGTGTTAGCAGGGGAGTATCCTGTTCCGGTAGGATTTAAACTTTTATTAAAAACAAGTTTACCATCTAACTTAAAATCCCAAGTTGCAGCCCCGATGGAATATCTATCATTTATAGTCGTAATTCTAGTTGATAAATCAACTTCATTAGACCCTATCAACTGGATAGAAGACCGATACTTATCCACACCTCCAACTACATACTTAGAAGAAACCAATCCACCAGTAATAGGAGTACCTGAAGGTTGTTCTGAAGCATCACTGTTAATAACAGACCAAGAAGTGTTAGCTGCTACAAAACCACCATGAGCACGGATAGTCCAAACACCAATGAAGTTACGAGGGATAGCATTCGCTGTGATTCCGTAGCGACCATAAGTAGCATCACTGTTGTTAGCGTTAAGCTGAATGTTGGTATAAAGACCGCCACCGCCAGACAAAGGCCAAACACCTGAGGTTGAGGTTGTAGAGGTAAAAGCTCCATCGGTAGCAACCTGTCCTTGATTACTCGCAGCAGTTAAAAGAGTGTGGGCAGTGTAACCTACGATGTTAGGAAGTGCCGCATCATAAGCCATTCCATTATTACTACTATTACCACCATCACCACGAGCAAAGAGTTCTTTCAGAGAGCCACTCTGAACACCATTCCTATCAGGAACACGGAAGGTAGTAGAACCATCACCAGTTGAATATTTACCTCGTTGCTGTGCATCAGCCAACCAAGCAGCATCTGTGATAGGGGTTAACAACTGGGCATAAGCCCAAAGATCAGGGTAATCAGCACGATTCAGTAGCTGACCATCTGATACAACTTCGAATGCAGGGATGAAAGCACGACTATCACGAAGATGGAAATCACCAATACCAAAGTTGGAGATACCACTCATAGTAGGACCACCAGAACCACCACCACTATTACGAAGCTGTCTCAGTGTCACTGCATCATAATCGCCTACAGCATCTGCTACAGTAACAGGTTGGGTAAAAGTGACCTTTTGGGTGAGTTGTTTGATATCAGAGTTGATACCGGTACGGTTTACACCAATAGTACGGCCCTTTGAATCTTTGACATAAGAACCAATTGCAGCGAAAGGCAGATCCTCAATCTCAGGACGATAGCGTTTAGAATATACTGGATATTTAGTTTCTACACCAGAGTCGTTCTGGTCTACTACTTGAAGACGACCAGCAGAATGAATCTCTACTCCTTGAACAGAAGAAGCATAACTGCCAATCTTAATTGAGTTATCAGGAGTAACCTTCATCATATCCACTGACTCTACACCGTTAGCTCCGGTAGAACGGAGAGGGGTGTCGTTAACAACCCAAGGGTCTGCTCTGAATAAAGCACCAGACATAATAGGTTGAATCGAATCCAGTACAAAATCTTTAGATGCTCCTTCCACTTTAGTCTGGTATGTAGCAGCTGCGTCAGTTTTCTGTAAATATTTATCAGTCAGATTCACAGCTCCTGCCTGACCATCTACCGTAGAAACACCAACAACAGCCGCATCTCTGGTTACTACTACATGAGGCATCATTATACCAGATTTGGGCATTAATTCTCTAGACATTTATTTCTCCTTAAAGCTCCCCGAAGGGAGCATTCTTGTTTCATTTAGAAGGCATTTCAACACGAACTGATATGAAAGCATCAGCAGGGATATCGATTGGGTCACCGTCAGAAAAACCTTCCAACTCGTTTCTAGCAAAAACTGGGGATGTTGAATGGGTTCTGTGATAGGTCTTGACTAAAATAGAACCATCTTCTTTAACCTCATAATCAAGCCAAACCCTAGGCTGTTTGTTGCGGTCAATAGGGATTTCAAAGCCGCCGTCGATACCTCCCCATTTTGCATCTGCGTTTAAGCCGAGGCAACCGGTAATCAAATACTCACCGACACCTTGCCGAATGACATTGACCCCCTCAGATTCATCGTTCGTCTCATATCGACCGTTGGCGTAAATATTAACTACCGGAGATGCCGCTTTGATAAAACCGCTTACATCGGTAATAGTATTTTTGTTTGTAAGACAATGGACATATTTTGTTGTTCCATCTGCAATCTTTATTGCGTAAGTTATACGACCGTATCCAGAGGCTTCGCCACCAGATCCTGCATATGATACACTGTGGGCAACCCAGAAGTTAGTATCCTCTGGCTGCATATACCAGTAGCAGTTAAACATGTCTAAAGTAAACAGGCCATTCCCGGATGCATGTTGGACGCGATTACCAGTACCACCAACACCTGTATTTGCTGGGGTGCTGCTTAGTGCTCCAATATTAAACCTTGCACCAGCAGCATCAGCTGCCCCTGTCCCACCATTAGCAATAGGTACATTATCCAGAGTAGAAACACTCCCAAGACCTAAGTTGGAACGAGCACCAGCAGCAGTAGTTGCTCCAGTACCTCCATTAGCTACGGGTATATTGTTTAGTGTGGACACTGAACCCAAACCGAGATTACTTCGTGCACCAGCAGCATCCTTAGCCCCTGTACCCCCTTGAGGAATACCAAGAGCAATAAAACCGCCATCTGTTACGTTCTGGCACCCCCAAGAACCACCAGTGTTGTCAACATAAACACGACGGGCATAATCAGGAGAATATATCAAAGTCTGCGAGTTGTCTTGTTGAAATCTTTCAAGATTTAGGTTTGCCCTAGCTTCAGATGGAGTTTTCCCTCCTGTACCACCTTGAGCGATAGAGAGAGCTGTAGTGAGTCCTGTCAGGGATGTTATATCAGAGTTTGCACCAGAAGAAGCTGCTCCCAAGATAGATCTGGAGAGGGTTACGTTCCCTGTAATCTCATCAGGAGCTTGGTTATTTACCGTGACAACATAAGGTTTCTGAGCCTGTACAGACCCATTGTATTGAGAATCTTTATCAGAATCTGGTGCTCTTATTGCCTCCCCTCCAGTCCAATCAGGAAGTCGAATATTGATGAAATTAGTAGAATCCGCATCAGTAATCCCATCTGCTAGCTTACCCCATGAGAAATATTGTTTAGACCCTGCTTGCCATTCAGTTTCAGAGACTACAGGAAGCTGACCACTGACAAGAGATGGGCCTAAGTCGAGAGCAGATTCTTTTGATACCAGACGACCATCAGCAGGAAGAACTCCTGGGTAGGAGATATTCTTAGATGGGTCGTAAGGGAACATTACCATTTCACCAAGATACAAAGACGGGTTACCTGTTGGAATCGTGATATCGATATTACCGCTTGAGTCTGGAGAGCGAGAGTTAACGGTAAGAATTCTACCTTCAGTTTTAACAGGAGTCAGTGTTTTGTTAGCAGCAACAGTATAGAATTCATACTTAGTAGCTTCCCAAACTAAAACTTTCTCACCTACTTGACGATACTGAGCATCAGCATCAGCTTCTGCTTTTGATTGGTATGTCTTGGTAGTCTTGTCAAATTTGTCATTAATCTCTTGACGACTGTACTGAGCGACGTTCAGAACATTTCCTAAACCTACCGTCTCTTTGTTAAGTATTAGAGCAACCTCTCCATCAAGAGCTGGACCGCCGTTAATAGAGACAGAACGAACAGATGGGATTAAGTTAGCAATGTTATCTAGAGTAGTTTTGTGGACGGTATTGTCATCTTTGTCAACATAGAAACCTAAATCACCTAGCTCTGGAACACCAGTAGGAGCTGTGTCTAAATCCTTAACAGAACCATCCTTTCCGGGTTCGCCTTCTGGGATACCTAGAGAGATTACACCAGTGTTAGGATTAAAAGAACCAGTAGCCGGAGTTCCCGGAGGAAGTGTGGTTACATCAACGGACATTCCTAACAGAACGTCAAGCTGATTCTGGACTTCAATAAGTTTCTGATTGATTAAAGCAACAGCGTTATTCGCATCAGAAACAGCTGCGTTAGTCTGGGCAATCAAGGTCATAAGACGAGCATCTTGATCTTTAAAATCTTGTTTAAGATCTTCAATATCCTGCTTCATCAGAACACCTTGTTGATACAGACGTTCTACTTCAGCGATCAAGTCATCAATTGTACCAAACTTAGATTCCGCTAGCAGTGCCCAATATTTGGAGTCAGCTGCGTATTCTGCTGCTTGCTTGTAAGCTCCGATAGAGCCTTCAGTAGCACCAAACTGCCCAACGTTATTCACTGCATCAGGTGCTTGGTTATTATAAACGATCATATTATCTCCTTATACACGAGAAGTACGAATACCATAAATGTCAGGCAAGCTGCTCTGAAGTCGAGTCATGTTATTCGGAATTGCGATAGGTGAACCTGAGTACTCTTGTTTCTTATTCTGTTCTACCATTTCATCAAGGATAGCTTTTCCTAATGCAGACCATTTCTGAACTCCATTATCATCTTGAACAAATAAGCAAGCGTGACGTAGAGTGAAATACAGAAGAAGTTCTGGTGCAATAGTAAGAATAGCACTGGTATCTGCATCTTCATGGAATTCCGGTGGGTCTGCATAATAACTGAGAATTACTGAGTTTTCTGCTGGAATCAAAGGACTTCCATCATCAGGATAAACAGGAGTATCTGCTTCAATACTAGGGTAGAAAATGAAACGACTACCGAAACGAGCAAAGTTAACAGGTTGGTTATTCCAATGAGATGGGTTAATTGTTCCATGCTGTCTACGATAGCTAATCTCTTCAGGAGATGTTACTTGGAAGATTGTACCATCTTTGGCTCTCATCATCCATTGAGCTTCTAAGTAATCAGGAGGAATGTAAGCTACTCCATCTTTAATATCTAAATACACTTCTTTTTCCAGAGGAGGGATACGTAAGTTACGATAAATCTCTTTCTCTGCAAAGTTAATAAAGTTTGGAATTTGATTAACAAATTCATCATCGTCTCGATCGGCCCACAAGGCAACAGCTTTCTTAAGCCAGCCATACGTGTTAATCGGGTTTTGCACTTCTGGCATCGCCATAGGTTGTCCTCCTTGTTATATGTAGACAAAGAATATACATTACACACTAGCTTGTATAGGTCTTAAAACAAGAAAAGCCACCCGAAGGCAGCTTTAGTTTTAGGCTTTGGGGGTAACACCTGTGAATTCACAAGTGGCTGTTACAAGAGGTTTAGTCTTGTGTGTAGCTGCAACAGAGACTGTACCAGTAGCAGCATCAGCAAGAGTCAAAAGACCAGCTGCACTGACAGTACCTGCTTCAGTAGGGGTTACAACAAAATCATAATCACTACCAGCAGAATTGGTTACAGTAAACATTGTAGAGAAGGCAGTAGTAGAACCACCGACTTTACCAGCAATAGGACCACGACTTACAATTGTAGGTTCAGGGTCAGCAATAGCTGAGATTGTAGATGTACCGGATTTACCACCTTTAGTAGCTTTCACTGTGATCGGGGTTTCTTGCGACGCACTCGGTGCAGTGTACAGTCCAGAAACAGAAATAGCCCCACCACCCTCAACGGACCAAACAAATCCAGTTGTTGATGTGGAGCTATCACTCATTTGTGCTGTAGCTGTAAACTGCTGAGTAGCCCCCGTCGGAAGGCTTGCAACCGACGAAGGACTAACAGTTATGGTATCTACTGTTACGCCGCCACTGCCTTTCCCGCAGCAGTGAACAGAACACCGGAAGCATACGGGTTGCGGTGACGCAGACCAACTTCCATCTCAATCATCCATTTTTCGTAAGAACCATCTTTTGCCAGTTCGGTACGTTTCGGAGCACGCAGAACCATCTGGGTCCAGTCAGCGCTACGGAAGAAGTAAACTGCATCGGTAGGCATCCAACGGTTAACGATGATTTTGTAGCTCTGGCCCAGCGGGTCAGTGATGCTGTTAACTTCGTAGATGAACTGCTTGGTGTTCTCAAAGATACGCTTACGTGAACCCTGAGTGTTTTCTTGCAGACCAGCGAAGATCTTAGCATGAGCCGGGTTAATCATGATGATATCTGCTTCAGAACCAGCGGTGTAAAGTTGCAGAGTCATATCAAAGATATCTGCTTCATCAAAACCGATGTTAGTAGCCGGGTTAGAAGCGTTCTGTGCAACTTTAACAGTTACAGCACCGGTATCTGGGTCAGCAGGACCATTCTTGGTTTTGTCAACAACGCCACCAGTCAGACCGCCGTGAGCACACAGGAACTGGAATGCACCAGTCTTACGAGCTGCATGGGTGTCGTTCTTACCAATCTGAGTCGGATCAGCTGCGGAGTTAGTCAGATACTGGTCAGCCAGAACGTCGGTACGAGCCTGACCGGACAGAAGGATTTTCTCGAGGTCACGCTTGATCTCTTTACCTTTCTTCTCCAGCTGATACATCAGTTCACGACCACGACCGTAGTTAGCGGTGGTGTTAGCAGTGTCAGAAACACGAACAACCTTACGCAGAATCTGAGTAACGTTAGACTTGATAACAGTCGGTTTCATTTCGCCGTCTTCAGCACGAGAACCTTCGACGTGTGCGTTATTACCATCAACGCTTGCCAGTGCATCGGTCTGCCAGCTAAAGATAGTCTGGTTGATAGACTCTTTACCGGTCATAGATACGAACGGAGTATCCTGAGGGGACAGAACAGAAATCCAGTTAGCAAAAGAAAGTTTTTTACCATTCTGGTCATACGATACAAATAAAGTTGGATTAGCCATGTTATGTTAGCTCCTATACTATTAAATAATTAATTTGTCGATTAATCTACGAGGAATTTGAATGCGTCTTCGTGACTAACGCGACCCTCTGCGAATGCCTTGGCAACCTTAGCGTTGTCTGGCTTATTGGAAGTACGAGACTTTGCAGCATCAGACTTCACAACCTTGCGTGGAGCACCGGGACGTTTAATCTTAGCCATCACCTGCTGCTTACCTTTATCAAATTGGTATGCTTTATGGAGAGCTAGGAAAATAGACGGACGGTTTTCCTTCAATACTTCTTCTTCAGTAGCACCTAAGTCAATTGCATATTGCATTAAGTTTTGATATAAGTTTTCATCCCAATTTGGAATCTCACGTTTCAGAATATTAACGCACTCAACACTTTTGGCTTGGAAAGCTTCCTGTTCTTTAGCTGCTGCTTCCTGCTTAACACGCATCTGAGCCTGTTCAAGCTGGTTACGACGAGCTGTGTACTTCTCTAGGAAACGTTTGTTTTCAACATATGCTTGAGGATCTTCTACTGCAAGCTTGTCCCAATCAAATCCGTTGTAATCTTCAATTACTCGGTCTGCTTCTAAAGACGCTAATTCTAATACATCCTTCAAACCTACTACACGTTCCTCAAATGCTTCCATGTGACGCTGAAGAGTTGATTCTCGTTCAGTCATGTCAGCACCAGTAAGATAGCCATTGGAGAGTTCTTCAATAGTCATCTCACGTCCATCAGGAAGGGTGATAACGGTTTCGTAGTCTACATCAAAGACTTCACCATCACCGTCAGCAGAATCATCTTCATATCCTGCATCGCTTGAGTCTTCCTCTTCTGCTTCAGTGTTTTCATCACCTTCGTCAGAGTCATCCCCATCTTCTTCGACTTCGCCTTCCTCATCATGATCTTCCCAACCATCTTCATCTTCGAACTTAAGCTCATCGCTTTCACCGAGAAGGTCGGTATCAAAGTCGAAGTTGTCACCGGTATCTTCCGGGAACTCGTCGTCAATGTCCACTTCTGGTTCTTGTTCAGATTCTAATCGACCAAGCTCTTCTTTAAAAGAGCCTTTCAGGTCATCCAGTTGGAGGAAAGATTTAAAATCGTTCGGGTCAATATAATTATCTTGTGGCATTATGAAACATCTCCTGCACTATTGATAGCAGCTTTTATGACCTCTTTTAAGCTACCCACCATTTTATACTTTTGATAACAATCTTCGCGTTTCTTATTCTCATGAGGTTCAGTTTGAACTATCTCTGTCATGAGTCTTTCTTTCAATGCCTCTAATGCTGCGTCAAGACTGCCGTTAAGATTGAGAGCCGCCAAAGCGGCGGCGTGCTCTTTATTGAATTGATGCCTAATGTTCATTCGACGTCCTTACTTTTTACTTCCAAGACGTTTGCCTGGAATCCGTGAATCTTTGAGAGAAGCTTGTTGCTCTTTCTTAGTTACATTTGCTTCTTTCTTCTGGAGTTCCAAAGTTTTATCCTGAACACGAGTTTGCTGAACAATCTTCTCTTGGTCAACCTGATGTTCCATAACCATCTGCAATTCTTTCAGTACAGACTCATACTGACGGACCTGCTGTTGCATAAGAGCTAACTTGTGCTTAGCTTGTTCCAGAGTTGCATTGTTATCTTCTTTACGGTTTTCCAGAGTCATAGCATCTGCTGCATTTTCTTGCTTGAACTGCAACTCTTCCTGACGCAGACTTAATTCATCCGCAGCTTTCTGCTGTTCGAATGTAGTACGTTCACGCTGGTCGAATGCATCAGCAATCATCTTCTGAGAAGAAGCCTGTACGTTCTCAACCTGTGCTTTAGTCATCTCAAGCTGGAGGATTTCCATCGGAGACGGCTCAGGAGGCTGATACTGTTCCAGAGGCAGTAAGTATTTATGAGTGTCCTTAATACCCATCAACTCAAAGATCTGTGCAGTCATGTAACGGTCTTGCTCCAAACCGAAGAGAGGTGCTAACTGTGCATCTGCTGCAATCAGCTGTTTCAAGCTAATCAGTTTCTGTGCACGTTCTGCTTTCTCATTAGGAGAGATGGCTACAACAACTTGAAGATTATGACGAGCTGGTAATTGTTTCGGGTTAACCTGAACCATACCACGAGGGGTTTGTACCTCAATAGGAACTTCACCGTTTTCTCTGATAAGGCTGTAAATACCACGCATCAATTCAACCATACCATTGTGAGCAATGTTACGACATACCATACGGAGACGGTTCTGTGCAGCATTCATCATCAATCCTACGGTTGCATAAGCGTTATCATTCTTAAACACATCAGGGTTGATACCCATGCCAAGTTTAGTTACACCGGTACGTGTCTCTTTAAGCTCCTCAGACATGCCTAGGAGGCCGTCAATACCTTGAGGTAGGTTATGGTATGGGAACAGATCAATAGCGTCCTGACGTTCCATTTCAACCACTCCACCGGGACGGTTATCAAGCAGAGAGCGACGATCGTATGCACCAACAAGAGCTTTGTATCGACCATAGTTAGCATTGTTGACGTTATCAATATAACCACGAACTAACGCGGTACGTAAATCCTGAATATCTTTCGTAATGTCATAGACTGATTGACCGTAGAAGGAACCCGGAATCGGATACGGACAGAAGGTTACAAACGGAATGTGAGTTACTTCTTCAGTGTGAAGGATATGCTCACCAGCTTGAATAACCTGATAGAGTTTAGATTCTTTATTCTTATCTAGAACACCAGTACGGATGTAGTGCTCATAAACCCAAACCATAGTAGCGATATCTTCAGTATCTGTACCAATGTCAGCATCAATGTCCTGACGCCAGTCAGTACGAGACCAAGCAACTGTAGATTGAGTGGTATCCATCGTGTCTGTCCAGTCGTTGAATGCTTCAATCTCATCTTTAGGGAAGCCCATAGCAACCAGATCTTCTTTAGAACGACGTACACGATGACAGAAGTATTGTGCATCTGCAAAAGAGGTAGCATGTTCATCAACAAAGATTTGCTCTGAAGGAACATATTCAACTTTCACACGTTTAACAGTTTGTTCGTAAGTAACTTTAACATCAACTGTACCATCTTCGTTTTCTTCAGTGAAGATTTCCAGATTCTTGAGTCCACCAGCTTCTAATCCCTGAACATATGCAGCCAATGCTTCCGGTGGTACACCTTCAGCTTCTTCAGTTTGAGTAGAAGTGTGCTCATCCCAATAGTATTTGATAAAAGAGTTACGAGTAACCAGACATTCTTGTGCAGCAGAGGAGATAATATTGTATCCCGGATTATCACGCAGAAGAATTTGGTTAACTAATTTAGTTGCTACATCAGCAGCATCAGAGTCCTGTTGGTTGTCAGCTACAAAAGTAACTGCTTCATCACCAGAACAGAATACGTTAATAATATCTTGCAGTGTACCGTTAACAGATTCCCAAACAGTACGATCTACCCAACTAGAGCTGCCAGCAGTTACTGGTGCAGGTAAGTTACCATAGAAATATTCCCAAGCTTCACGAGCATAGCCCTTAACAGCTGTGTCTACGTAGCCTTGAGCGTAATTAAAACGACGTTGAAGGTCAACACGTAACTCGTCCAACACCTCTTCACTATATTTTTGCTTAGCCATCTATTCTCTCCCTCGGTTGATAGCTTAAATAAAAGAAGGGAGGACAAACCTCCCCTTACTTTAGTAGCTCTGATTCCATCTGCTTACGTTTGCCTCATACAAAGAAGCACTTCCGTAGCTAACATCATGCTTAGAGCGACCACGATGTGTAACAGAACACGCTGAATAGCGCATTGCATCCATTAAGTCATCATGTTCTTTAATAATCTTACCAACCTTACGGTGATATCTAGCTTTCTCTTCGAATAGCTTAGCGTTAGCGGCTGTGTTAAAGACTTTAAAGCGTCCACTCATCATTCTTTCTCGGATATCTGTGATTCCCGGTTCTACAAAGAAGTTCTTTTTACCATCCATTCCAATTTTGTTGTAGAAGGTCTCACTCTGTACGTTAACTCCTGCATTCTTATAGAATTGAGCAACAGATGAACCACTACCTTTCTCAGTATTGTCCGCATCATGCGGTAGGATGACAGGAATCCACTGACCACGACCATTAATAGCTGGAGCATGATACACTGGAGTAAAGCCACCTTCTTTATATGAGTCGTAAACATAGATAGTATCCGTGTTTGCGTCGTAAGCTGTCCAAACAGCAGCAGTTGGGTGATCAATACCAATATCAATTGCACAGACACGTTTCCACGTATCAGGAATTTCGAATGGTTCACATTTAATTGTGTCATCCGATACATCATATATCAAACCACTTCCTAACAATGGCATACCTTTTGAACGCATCTCTAATTGCCACGCTGGAATACCTTCAGTCATATCTTTTATATCTTGGTCAGTGATATGCCCACCTAGGTCTGCATGAGCATCCCACCAAGAAGCGTTCTGGAAATAGAGAGAACCTGTGCTCTCATCCCCTTCGCCTTTCATAAATTTATCTACCAGTTCAGTTAAACCGTTCTCTGGTGTAGCTGTAATTGTAACTAGACCTTTAGTTGTGAGTGTACGTGTGACGCACTGTGCGAATATAGCCATAGACTCGTATGGATCTTCTTCGTCTAACCAAATGTAGTCAACTGTTGCACCCATCAATGTGTGTTCACCCTGTTGGGTTGAACGGAATTCTAATGTACTTAAACCGTCAAACTCTCCTCTCTCATTTTGATGTTTGATTTGTACGATTTGAAGTTTGTTACCATCTCGTTCTATCGTATCAATGACGATAGCATCACGAGGAATGACACCTGTCCCTAATAAATTTGTATCCTTTCCGATAGGTGTACCAAACAATTCCTTTTGCAATACTTTCCTTGTGGAATCCCCTGTAATACCAACTGCCCATGCTAAGATAGGTCTTTTAAATTTATATCCTGTCCACCAAGTTGGGTATCGACCTGTGACATGACAAGCAAACTCGTATGCCTCGCTGTAAGATTTACCAACACGGTTCGCTGCACACAAGAATCTAAAGCGATGCTTCAATCCTGCTGCATAAAATTTCTTTTGGAAGTCATACGCCTTGAAAGACAAAATCCTATTATACTTCCTCCATTGGTCACGCTCTTTCAACATATTCAATAGTGCTTTCTTTTCATCCACACTAAGGTTGTTACCAGTTAGAGCTTCATAAATTTGTTTATCTAATGACATACTTCCTCCAGTTTAAAAATAGAAAAGGGAAAGTCCCTTCGTCAAAGAACCTCCCCCCTCTCTTATTCGCTGCATATCTGGTTAACTTAAAATCCAGCATCCATACAGCTTCCTTTAATTAACTCTCGTCCGCTTCCTCCCCCTTTTCAGCGTCCTCAGAGTTGTCTTCTTCTGGAGGCATAACATCGATACCAAGTGCTCCAGTCAAGAAGTCCTTGATTTGTGCATTCAATGATTCTTCGTTGATTACATTCTCTTCCTCAATCTTAACTTCAACAGAGGCCGCCTTAGGATATACCAGATCTGCAACTTTTGATGCAGCCTTGAATCTAAGATCAGGTGGAATATTAGGATCTTCGTAAATTTGAATTAACACTTCATCAGGAGACAAATGACTTGCAGCAACACGGTCCAACATTAATTGTGTCAGTTTACCTCTACTACCTCTGGGTCGTCCGAATTTATTTCCCTTTTGAAACTTCCCATTGCTTGGGTTCATACCACGGCCTTCAAGTTCTTCCGTTACTCCGGGTAATCTTCCTGTAATCTCAGCTACCTGTGCAGGTGTGAGTTCTCCGTTTTCTCCAAACATTTTATACTCCTTCTACATTATCAACAACACAAAAAGCCTCCCAAGGGAGGCAAACATTACTTACAATCACCAACGGACAGGTTAAACATCTTACCTAAAGCAATTGTCTCACCCTCCCACGGAAGTTCTACACCCTTCTCTTCCTCTAAAAGAATAGAGCCGTCGACCAAAAATTTTTCGTAGTCTCGCAGTGCGTCGTCTACTAACTCACTCTTGTGAATCCACGTAATTGTTTCTGTACCATCTTCTTCGATTCGAACATCACGATGCCATTCATCTTTGGAGGTAATGTAATCATGGAGCATTTCATATTCAGCTTCTTCAATCATCTCAATCATTGCACGAGCATAGTCAGGGAGATGATCATGTTTAGTAGATTCGTATTCAACTACTTCCAGAGTAGATGGTGCTGATTTAGTTTTAGAATTAGGGCGAGTAGTATGAATCAAATCTAACATGTTTTTGTTCTCCGTAATATTTGGTTTAAGAATACTTCCACTATATAAATCTTGTACAGCTAAGCCTGAGATATTTCCCATAGTTTCTAAATGTTGTAAGCTACAACCAGAGCGACACAGCTGTGAATTGTAATCAACCATGTCCATTGCTTTAATGTGGAAAGGAGATCCAGCAGGGAAACTACCTCCATAAACACCTTCCATGTTACGTGCGATTAAATCACTCATCTTTATCTCCCTTGCTATAATCTTTATACGTTTCTACTTTGTAAGTGCGGAATGCTCTGAAGAAGAGCCAACCTAAGCTACTCACATCAATTGTAATATCGAAATCTGTTTCATCATCCAAGTCAACAAGACGCCCTAAGCACGTAGCTTCCATCCCATCTTCAGAGTCACTGTTGACTACGAAAGCGTATGTCTCCGTTCTGAACCGAGGCACCAACTCTGATAAAAAGTCTAATACTAAATTCATAATTCTTCTCCTCTGAGTAAGATTTAATCTACCCATTCACCGTTGCCACCTTTTTGGTAGAACCATGCATTGCGGGATACTGAGTACACTATGTCCTTATAAATCAAGGAGTGTAGTTCTTTTAAAAACTTCATATTCTTATCCTCTGAATAAAAGTATAAAGGGCACATCATAAGACCAACCCGTAAAGGCACCCTCATACCAACAACCCGTGTACTCTGAAGTAAAGGGCACTCTCATAAAGGCCATGTCACGTTAAGGCCTATCCACCCATGTACTGAATCTCAACTTACCACATTCCTTACACCCCCATGTTGATAGGTAGAGACCATGTATTCTTTCATCCCCGTAAGCTTTACGAAGAGGATAGTAATTGTGCTTACACTTCATCCGTCTAAATACTTTAATTAGATTCATTAAGTCCTCTCTTAAGCTTATATATAAGAGTTTAAAATACAGATTTATAAAAAATAAAGATGTATATATCTGTTTAAAATTCTGATTTGACCGAGTGGGGCTAGGCGCTCGCAGCGTGTTTCCTAAAAAGGGGGAGTCCTCAAATAAAAAATGGTTATTGGCAATGCCTTTACATCCCTATCAACGTTCCAACCTTTCCCCGTGCCTACTCCCCGTTATTCTTTCCCCGTGTATACCATCCTATTCATTACCTACCCGTTTATTTAGTTCCCCTTTAAAGAGTAGGAGAAAGGCTAGTCTTCACTGTACCAATAGTTTAAGGCGATATAATACCGACAGCGAAAGCGTCGTACCGTCATGTAACAGTCGCAGCTCCCCATAGTTTGAATGTAAATAGTTTCAATAGTGATTGTTATGAGTGCAATAATGATGTATGTATTAATTAAGTGGATGATTATATTTCTTTTAATAATTCTTTTAAGAATGATTGTTTTTATTGATGTTTATTCCTTTCTTTTTCAGCGTGCGTGAGTACGTAGTACGAACGGTTTTTGATGTTTGAGTTATACAATTATTTAAGTGGTATATTATTACCGCATTATCTTGCTATGTTTCCCCGTGGTCTGTTATGCGGTTGTTGTATGCCCCGTCCTATATAGTAGAAACAGTTTACCCGTGGTCGCTTGTCTTCCTTGTTAAGTAGTAGTAAATTGAAGCCTATTGATTGAGTGATTGGAGTAATAGAAATGATAATCTTAATAATGATGGTCATGGTTGTGGTGTTTCCTTTACTTGTTCTGATCGTTTGTGAAGTAGTCGAGTCGTTCGCTGATAGCAAGTTAAGCCCGAAAGATAGGACTAGTAAGTTTAATGGCGCTACTTTTAGTAGAAAGAAAGAAAGTTAGAAAGATGGTTGCAATGTAAGAAAGCGTGTCCTATTATATCCTTATCTGATACATATCAAAGAGGCTTCACAAATGATTAAACCAATGCAGATGATTAATCTGGCAAGTTATGCACTAGTCGCCGCGATCGGTGTTAGTGCGCTGGTAACTTCCTTTCCTGATAAGGCTGTTGCTAGTCCTGCTCCTGCAACTGATGCGGCTAGTGTCTTCGTTAGTTCCATCAATAAAGGTTGGATGATTTGCAATGGTGCTGATAGTGACACCAATCAGGTCGTTTTAAAGGTTAAATTTAGTAACGTTTCCCGTGATGGTCTGGTCGTTAGTACCAAAACACTAGACAATCAGCCTAACAGTGATCTAGTTCTCAAGCGTACTGATAACGATGCGGATATGGTGACGTATGGCACTGTACAACGTTACAGCCATGCGAAAGCTGTCACGAATCTGGTCAGTTATGGCCCGGTTAATCAGTCGATGATTGCCACCACGGTTTACAATAATGCGGATAACGCTGTTTATACCGTTCATGTCAATCTAGCCAACTGCATCAAGGCCAGTAAGTAAATAACCAATTTTCAGGAGTGTAAAACATGGCTATCAAAGAAGTTAAATTATCCAACGGCTTTTCTTGTTTTATTGGTGATACCGTCATTCTATTTAATATGCGAGATGGTCAGGTTACAGTGCCTACCGTTGCCTTTTGTTCCATGAGTTTTAACGAGGCAAAAAAATGGCTTCAATTGGTGCGCATTGATATAAATCGCGATGACTTCCGATCAATTTACATTGACGGTGGTTTGTCGCTTGCTGGTCTTCTGGATTGCGATCTGCCAAAATGGTGATAAAAATGATTCATGATTATTTTTTGCGTTGCTTATTCGTTGTTACAGTGGCGTTATTCGTCGCTGATATGCTTTATTCTTACGTTTTTTAGGTGTCCGGTTGTGTTCTTTCTGTTTTTGTTTGTCATTGGCTTCGTTTCTTTAAACTATTTATTGATTGTTGCCGCTTTCGATATTCTTAAACTAATTAAAGAGGTTTATTGCTATGTGGTTTATTAGATTCGTCGTTAAAACGGTTGTAGGCTTTTTTCTGGTCATTCTTCTGTTAGGTGTGCTGTTATCGGCTATGGGTAGCGTTAAGGCTGCAACGTTTTCCCCTGCTACGGTTGACGGCTTGCAATGTACCTACCTTATAGAAAACTATGAAACCGGTAAAAAGTCACCTAAAGTTATTATTTTGCATGTAAATGATTTTGATCATGTGCAATCAGATAGTAAAACTATTTTACTGGTAAATGAAATCACTGGTAAACAAATCACGGTCAATCACTTGATGCGCTCATCGTTGACGCTCTTTGATGAGTCCATGAATGAAATTGAGTCCGGTAATGGTCAATGTGTAAATCCATAGGCTTAATCTTTCTCCTTTATTGTGCCGTGGTCATTCCTATGGTCACAATCTATCTAATGCTTTAAAACCTCCTGAAAGCCTCGCCATGAGGCTTTTTTCTTTTCTAAGGTGATTGTATTCCTTACTCCCTTTTAGCTCGCTGTGGTGCGTTTTAGGCCGCTAAATATCGCTTTACAAGCCGTTTTCTGTGTTGTATCACGTGCGCCCGCTCTTTTACCTTCCTATAGTGAAAAAGTTTAAAATAATTTGCTTTACCCTATTGCACTTCCTGAAAGCTGGCGTATACTGATTTTCATCGGGTACGATGTAAAACATACGCCGCGCGCTCTTTAAAAATCAGGCTGGAAAGTGAAAAATACTTGAAAAAGTATTTGACAGCTGGAAAGCCTAACCTATAATGAGCTTAGAAAGACAAGATGACCGCTCAAGTAACTCCCTAGTGAGTGAAGCAAGTCAGACGGAGGCAGCCGGATACCATGCCCCTGAATAGTCATAGGTTAACTGATTATCAAATGGTGTTATGGGAGCCATACAGTTTTAAACGCTCTTTAAAAATCAGGCTAGAAAGTGAAAATATTCTTAAAAAGAGTATAGACACCGAAAACAGCCTGATATATAGTAAGCATAAGTCAGCGATGACGTGAAACATCCCCGCTCTTTAAAAATTTATCATCTTGCCCTTTCGCATAGATTCACGCGAGATAAGGGAAAAGAATAAAAGAAGATGATAAAAAGAGTTTGACAAGCTAACACGATGTGTTAAGCTGTGAATGTAGTAACCGCTCTTTAACAATGTGAATCATGATTTTAGCCTCATCGCTTGATCTTCAATCAAATAAAGCTGATTGATATATCCTCCCAATAGCGGGAACGACGAAAAAGATTAAAAAAGCGGTTGACAGCGAAAACATCATGGTCCATAATGAGCGTACTCACTAGGCAAATCACCGCTTAAGTGAAAAGCGAAACAACGGCTTACAGTTGCGTAGCGTGAGAAAGCACGCTGACAGATTTACCGCTCTTTAATAATTTAAACGTCCCCATATATCGGTTGAATATGCTGGAAGATAATAACCATCGGAAAGCATACCAGATAAAACGGCGTAAAACTCCCTAAACCATCAGGGTAAACAGTTTTACAATCCCTTAACTGGAAACGTCACCACTGATAAGCGGATTCATTGAGTACACGCAACGGCTTAAACTAATCGCCCACGGTTAAGGGTAGCGGCGGCCATCGCTAACACGGTGCTACAGTGAAAGAAACTAATCAGGGCAGACAAGTCCGACGAATTAACGCTCAATTGAGAGCGGCGGGGGGTGGTTAAAGGGTAGCAAATTGCTATTTAACAATAAGGTTTAGTGTGAACGTTTACGATGCGAACGGCTTGAGATTCGTCTTATGATGAAAGTACATAGTCGGTTTATGTAGTAAACTTGCCGAAAGATATAAAACGCCGGAATATTAGGCGGTTAGTGACTCTTTCGCAATAGTATCCCATAGTGGGCGATGACTAGCGATTGAGAGCTGATATAAAAGGATAGGCGAGAGCGAAAGTATAATAAACGATATTGCCGACGGTTACAGCAATGTAATTAAATAGTGTCGGACACACTTGCCTTATTGTGATGATTTATCATCGCTATCAGGTCGGCTTCGTTTATAGCGACTAATTAAAGATACCAGATGAAACATCACGGATAAGGGGGCGGCAAGGTTAACTCCTGATAAGACCGCTCCGCTTATCAATATTTACTTAACATTGAGTGGATATTGATAAGTCAATAATGGCTTAAAAGGCTCATAGCGAGCGGGGGCAATAGTGCCCTTACAATTGAAAGGTGAATATCATGGCTAAAATTTTCAATCTGGTAAAAGAATCTGGCTTTAACGCACTGGCTAACAATATCCGCAGCAATAACGCGGCGATTAAACAGGATGTTTCTAATTTTCTGTTAGGGCACTTGCAGCACTTCCGCAGTAACGGTAAAAAGCTGGACGTATTGCAGTCGGCAGTCGATTTTCTGTTAACTGAACGTTTCCGCGATATGGATGTGATCGCCACTGCAATTACTTTCTTAACTCCCATCAAGTTTAACACTGATGCGGCAAACGGTCGTAAAAAGTGGATTAATCTGGAAGGTGAAGCGAAAGCGAAAGAAGATGCGAAAGAAGCGCAAATTAAGGCCAAAATGGAACAAAACCGCGCTCGCTGGTCAAATGCTTTCGAAAACTTTGCTTTAGGCCGTGAAATTGAAGTCGATAACCCTAACTTCTACAAGGGTTGCAATGACAACGTGGCGGCACATCTGCAAATCCCGGCGAAAAACAAGGAAGATTTTAACCAAGATGTTTACGCTTTGGTCGAACGATTGAATGCAATCCGTATTGAAGCCAAATTATTGGCTGATGAGCGCAATGGCGCTACCAGTGACAACACTATCGCCTTAAGTGAAGACGTGGGGAAAGTTAAAAAGTCCTTTGATTCACTCATCAAGAAAGTCACGGCTTCAACTGTAGCGATCTCAGACGATTATCTGATGAACGCATCAAGCAAGGAATTAGAATCACTCGATTCATACGCTGATGAAATGGAAAAGACTATTGCGGCTATTCAGGAGAAGTTAGAAAGTCTGCGCGGTCGTATCTCTTCAACGGTTGCTACCCGTACCGAACAAGCTGCGAAAGAAGAAGAGGAAGAAGTATTGCGCAAGGCAGCTGAGATTATGGCGGCACGTCAGGCAGCATAAGTAAGACAATTCTAATAAACATGAGGCGCTATCTTAACGGGTAGCGCCTTTTCTTTTATCAGTGTATTGATTCAGTGCATTAATCAAAGAATATAATCAAAGGTGACGATCATGTTAATTACGCATACCACGATTTATCGGAATCTTGTCAACGGTCAACATTACCGCCTATCTAAAAAGTATGGCATTGAATGTAAATGTATGCTTACCGGTGAATGGTATCCGTCACCAATGAAAATTGAAACGTTGGAACGTGAGGCGATCAGCTATATTATCACGCAAGAAACAACGCTAGGCCGTGTCTTAAGAAAGATGGGATTGAGAAAATGATATTCAGTAATAATTTTGGCAAGTGTCCTATTTGTGAGAAACATCGCAGCACGGGAAACCATCGCAAATGTAGTAAGATATTACAGCGCCAACGTGATAACAATCATTGGGATACTGTGCACACTAACCAACGTAAGGAAGAAGTTAGAAAGATGGCGGTTAAAGCGTCATTTGCTCAATCCACCCGTATTGAACATATTCAAAGGTATCAAGCATTATGATCACTAATATTTCAGAGTTTAAGAAAGCGCCATCTCGTTTGTTAGGCCGTCGTGTTATATATCTTTACAGTAATAAGGGTAAATGTACAACCGGACAAATTACAACGGTGAGCAGTACCAACAAAACACTGCTAAAATTATGCGTAACTATGGATGATGGTACAATCCTTCTACGCAGTTGGAAGTCGTTTAGTTTACTTGATTAAGTTATTTGTTCAAGCCCGTCGCCTTGATGGGCTTGCCCGATATAACTTATCACTAAAAGGAATAAGACAATGGCTAAATCAAAAATCAGCATGAAAGGCGGGCGTTGTTTTTCTATCTCTGAACTGGAGAAAGAGAAGCCAAAGGCAACCAATCACGTCAGTAAGCGCAGTTTAAAACGTCGTGCTGCAAAAGCTGAAGCTGAATCCTATATCCCTTCTAGTGTGGCAAAACGTGTAGGCCATCGCGTCCATCGTGCTGATGCGTTATTGTTAGCCGATCATAAACGTTCTTTGTTAAAGAGCGGGGGAGCTAAAACAGAAGAGGAGAAGAAATTAGAAATCTTCTGTAATGGTCGCACCCGTGGTAAACAGAAATTTAAGGGTAGCACGAAAGACCCTCAAGCGTTTCCTAAGACAAGTCAGTGTGCGCCTGATGTTTTCTACGCAGACAGTAAACACAAATGGGGAGTTGAGAAATACATTGACCCCATCAAAGAGGCAAGGGTTAAGTAGTAGGAATATAGTCCCCTCTTTTAGTACTATGACGCTCTTTCTGTAGGCGTCGCGCCCTCTCCCCATTTGAAGCTTCCGCATAGCCGCCTTTGAGCGGCTTTTTGCGTTGCTGTAAGTGCATTTGCGAGTGTATTTATAGCAACGGTCATGTGTTGCTTTCAGGTTTTGCCCCGGCTACGGCTGGGGCTTTTTTATGCCCGTAAAACAGGAGGTAGCAAGTTCTGATAACAACGGCCCAGCTAATGTTGACATTGACTATTTATTATGAGGCAGGGAATCAGCCAACCGCATGTAAGGCTTTAGTTGCGGATACCGTAATAAATAGAATGGCCCAACGAAAACTGACCGC